CTTTGTTTAATCCTGGGAGCAACTCTCTTAGTGTGTAAGCAAATTGTGGATCTTCCATAATTACGATTCCTCTTTGTCTATGCGTGCGATGATCGCACGGCGCTTCAGGCGTGCATCGTCAAAAAGTGGAAAGCATGCCTCGCAGAGTTCAGGCACGCCCTCTCCGTTGCATTCTTGACAGTTCGCATTCGCCGTCTCGGCTTCTTCGAGAGCCTGGAGAGCTTCATACAGTTCTGGCGCCGCGAGAATGAGTGCGCGATTCTCCAGTGTGACGAACTCACAAATACAATGACCGCCGTACCATTTTTGATCTTGTTGTCTGTGCTCCTCTGACTGCGATGGGATCTCCGTGTCGCAGACGATGGTATCCGGTTGTTTTTCGCTTTGCCGCCATGGCGGCGGACTATGTTTCATCGTTCGTTTCCTCTCTCTTGCAACCGCCGCTCTGTTTGGTATAGTGAGCGGGTTCTCGATAACTCCTATATCCTTACCCGTCAGTTGGCCCCGCTCTCATCCCGCGGGGCCAATCAAATCTCACGATCGGACCTTCACACCTTCTCCTTTCTGTGTTGGATTTTTGACATTCCGCTTCCGACAGCACCGCACCGCGTCGTCCTGTTGGACATGATGCGTCTTGCAGCGTGGACAGGCGTAGCCGTCCGGTATCAAGAGGCACCGGAGATTCGGCGCTCCGAGTTTTTGTTCCGTACTCAGGGCTCCACATTCGGAGCACTTGTAGGCGAGCAACGCGCGCATTATCCGTTGTCCTTGTGATAGATTTTCGGAATGCGCCCCACGCCGAGAAAGATCACCGTGCGCCCCAACGTGAGAGTTTTCTTTGTGCTCTTTGAGACCGGCCACACATTCTCTGACCGGCACTCGTCGCAGACCCCACATCGTGCGTTGATCTGGTAGTTGTGGCAGTCCCGGCACTGATACCACCATTCCCCGAGTTCTGGGCGATCAACATGTTGTTCTTCCATGACTTCCTCCTTTATTTTCTGTGGGGTCCGCCGCGTCTCAAAATACAGGCATCGCAGAACGGCACCCATAGTGTTCCCACCAGCACCCGCCACCGTGCGGCAGTGGGGCAGTCTGTGACTGAGCATTTTTTGTCATCCGTCACGACGCTCTCCAGACCAGCGCCCAGAACACGCCGAGTGCAAACCCGCAGGCTACACTTACGAGCACTGCCACTAACCTACGAGACTTGAGTTGTTTGATCTCGGCTTCAAGTTCAACGACATATTCAGTCAACGAAGCCATACGGTCTCCCTTGTTTTAAGAACACACTGGGTCGGGCTGATTGATGAAAATGCAGCGCCACCCCCAGCACGACGAGCTGCCAATCTCTCTCGCCGTACCAGCGCCAGCGAAAGAGCACCGGTCGCAAGGCAATCGAGAACCTGGTGGTGACGCGCGGCGTTCCTTCCGCTCCGCTTCTCCACGTCCACCTCGCAATGCGTAGCTTGTGGCGCCGCTGACTCCATTGAAAAATCTGCGTACAGGTCATAGAAACCTCGTGAGCGCTGCGCAGGGGGGAGAAGAGTCTCCTGCGCAGCGACTGCCAGAGCGGTAGGCAAAGGAGGAGAGCCTCCGCTCTGGACAAGGAATGACGCCGGCAGCATTGCGCTGCCGCTGCGAAGGAGGGGTGATCCGCAGGAGCGTGAACTCGCGTCATGGGTAAACATTAGGCCGCCCCTTCCGTTCTGAATTGTTTGCCGAACCATTCTATGACATTGACAGTGACGGCATTCCCTAACGCCCGGTATTGTGGCCCATCAGGGCAGACACACGGAATCTGTTGACAGAGACAGAGCCAATCATCGGGAAACCCCTGCAATCTGGCGCATTCGATAGGAGTCAGGCGGCGGACTCCATTTTGAGGAATCAACTTGCCTATTTCTTGATCGTTGACGCCTGCTCTTCCATGTCCCTTTGTTGTAAAGCCGGAGGTCAGTGTTCCTGCAACAAGATGACTTCCTTGCGCGTCGTTATCGTCTGGGCCTCCCGTGTAGCCGTTGAAACAGTTAACAATTAAATTCATATCGTCTTCTCCCCCTCGGCCTGCCATGTGTCCGCTAGGCGGGACAGTGCGGCTTCTAAGGGTGGCGGCAACTCTCTTCCCCGTTTCTCCGCTCGGCGCAAAATCCCCGCTGCTGCTCGCGGACTCAAAAAGTATTTCGCGGACACCTGACTCTGTAGGACCGCAGACAAAGAACACGCGGCGCCGTCGCTGGGCGACTCCGAAATACTGACTGTCGAGAACCCGGTAGCCGACAATAGGCCAGCACTCCCGTAGCCCGTTGAGGACGGTCCACATATCGCGTCCATGATGGGAAGAAAGGAGCCCTGGGACATTCTCGAAAAGCCCCCACTGCGGCTTGACTTCTTTGGCAATCCTGACGATTTCCCAGAAGAGACCGGAGCGTTCCCCGCTAAGTCCTGCCCGCTTTCCGGCGACACTGAGGTCTTGGCAGGGGAATCCACCGCAGAGGAGATCAACACTGCCGGTGGGTGGTCTTGAGCAAGACTGTCCGTCACTCCGTAACTGTGTATCGGCCCTTGCGCTCCTGTCTGATTCGTTCGGAAAGAAAGAAGAATATTCATCCCCGTTGCTTTTCCACTCCCGCACGTCAGGCCAGCGGGGAATATGTGACCAGTGTCGTTCAAGGACTCGTCGGCAAAAAGGGTCAATTTCGATTTGTCCCGCACATCGGTGTCCTTGTCGCTCAAGTCCAAGTTCAAACCCTCCAATTCCGGCGAATAGGGACAGAAATCTCATTAGGGTTGCTCCTCCGGCAATTCGCTCGCGGCACTCTCACAATTATCGGCTACACACCAGCCGTTACACTCGGCCTCATCAAAAATGATTACCCCTTCAGGGCAATGTTCCCGGATATAGGCAGCGGCTACGCGCAGCATGTAGTGTGCTCGCGATTCCCCTGGCTCAAGGATGATCGTCCTCACAACAATTCCCCCGTCTCTTCCACATTTTTCTTCTTGATCGGCTTTGCCTTCTGCACCGCCACCGCCTGTACAGTTCCTCGCAACACTGCCGTTACTTCATCCACCACATCCATCCCATGCTCAACGCAGTAGGTACGCTGTCCGGTCAGCCACACACCGCCCACCCGATGTTTCCCCACACAGCACATCGGTCGCATCGTCGCGAAGCAGTCTTCCTTCACCACTTCCCCACCAAAGACGTCGAAGAGAATATCGTTATCAAGCGCCACGACCGCCTCCTTTTTTACGCAGCCGCTTGCGTACGGCTGCGTACATACGCTATTTTAGGGGGGCAAGACATTCAGACGCAGAGGATGACTGTGTATGAAGAGGGATAGGAATGAAACCAAGTTGTTTTGCGCGCGCCAGTGCTACACTGGTACACTCCTCCAGGGAAAGCCCTGGTTTTTCTGTTCTGACAATCTTCAGCAACGCCGGCAGCAAGCCCACGTCCGCCATTTCTGGCGTAAGCGTGTAGAGATCCTTGCCCCACTCCGCATGTCCCTCAACGACCGTGCCCTCGCCCTCAATGTCCAGCCAGTACGACGTGTCTTGGGCGCTATCCGCCCCATCCAAGGCATAGCCCAAATGTTGAAACCCATCCCGTTTCAACTCCGAATCTGCCATTAAGAAACTGGAAAAATGTGACATGAGACAACTCCTTTACCCTATCGATAAAATACGAGAGTTAGGCCGCAGTATCCGTCAGTTGCGGCGCCGTCAGTTTGGCAAAGTCGTCACGATGCATGCGCCATCCCGCCCCAATTTTTTGGCCCGGCAAATGCCCCTTTTCCAGCAACCGCCGCACTGTCCGCGCCGAATAACCCAGCGCCGCCGCGATCGCGCCCACCGTGACAAACACCGCCCCTTCCGCCTGTTCCAGACTGTCCGTCTTTGACTCTTTTGTCCGACTTTGCATAATATGACCGTACAAGGAATTACAAGAAATGTCAAGTAACCTCTTGCCGTCCGCTAACTTATGAATATCGTTGACAAAAAAGCGCTGTTACGCAAACTGCTTGCGGAAAGTAAACGAGGGTTTCATTTGGAGCTCGTGCGCCTGCTGTCTATTTCGCTCAAGACTTTATGGAATTGGGAGAAAGGGAAGCAGTGGCCGAACCTCGAACAAGAAAAGGAATTGTGGGAGCAGTTAGGATATAAGCTGCGTGAGGATGGAAGTGTGAAGAAACGGCAGCGGCCAGGGCCCACACCCCTTCCCGCGGCGCCGGTTTCGCCTGATGTGGGGGCATTGTTAGCGTTGTTTGGTGAACTACTCACGCACCATCGTGCGCTCGCGCCACTGTACGCCTCGCTCGAGGAGCTCTTAATTCAGGGTGTGAACTTGCCCGCGGTAACGCCAGGAGAAGAAGCCACAGCGGCCACGGTGCGGCATTTGCAGCAAGTGGAGAACGAAACGAGGCATGCTCTTTCTCAACTTCAACCACCTGTCCCCACCCTTCCCCCGTTGTTGCCTGTACCAAAAACCCTCTCTCCCATAGAGGATAGCGAGTATGACAGCTGACCCAAAAGCATTACTACAGTATTTGTTGAATGACGAGACGAGATCCGCCCACGTTACGGCGGCGCTAGTCAAGATGATGGAAGGCGTGTTGGACGCGTTGCGCTACGAGCAGCAAGCGCATGCGAGAAGGCAGGCGATGATTGAAGCCGAACTCCAGCAAGGCCGGAGTCCGACCGATGGGCATGAAGAGAGTTAGCGAGGGTATCCTTACTGTACGTTACGCACCCACGTTGTCACTGGTCCGACATACATAACATCGTCCCAGCGGTACGTTCTTTTCACTTCTTGCATATCTGGGGTATCGTACACCGCAGTTGTTATGACTTCCCGACCATCGGGTGTCTTCCATATGCTATATAGTGGGGGGCGTGACCCGTCTGCCATTTGCCCTTGTATTCGATCAGCTGCATGTTGACTATAATATCCATAATGCACGGTTTCTGCTCCTTGTAGAGGTGTATGGTTTAACAAGATTCCCAACATCACTGCTGTGATTCGTAGTACTTTGATCATTGTTTTCTCCTTTACGATTCTCCTCTGCGTTTCCCAAGCTGGGCGTTGATCGTTTCAGTAAGCAGCAAGGTGTCATCCCAGGTTTCGCAGTCTACGTGCAGAATTGCCCCCGGCTGTTGCTCCGTTCCTTTGCACGTAATCTGCACGTAGGGGAGTTGCAACGTCCCGTCTGCAAGGGGATACCCGCCTAGTCGGCGCTGTATAACGGCTACCACTGCCGCCCGCACGGATTGCCCATCAGGGAGGAAAATCATGGGGTCGCTTTCCGTCTCTTCGGGCGCGTCGACTTGGGGAATCGGCGCCATCTGAATCCACTTGCTGTCTCCGATCTCGCCGGCGAAGACTTGACCATCGCTTCTCAGCGCATAGACGATAGTGCCCGCTGCCGTAATGTGGAGTATTTTGGTCATGGTGTTTTTCCTTTCTAAGAGGTCAAAAATTCAACCGCGCGTCCTAGGGTCAGGCAGGTAAGCCCCATGGCAAGGGCAGAGAGTTGCTCTTCGCAATCTGAGGCTATAAAAGCCCACCCAAAAAAGAATAAAGCGAAGAGTATACATGCAAAAAAGGCTATGAAAGTCTTCATGGCCTCGCCCTTTCTAATTCGACTCGCGTGTGCGCATTCGTACATGCCGGCCTACGCCCCAGAGCAGGCCAATCCACGCTAATAAACTCGGAGACGCATCGTACCGTGCCTACTCGTGATGAAATGCCTCGAAGCTGCACTTTCTCGCCACAGGTAAAGGTCTCTGGGGCTGCGGGGGTAGTTGTGCCGAGGATGGTATAGCAGACCGCCGCTGCGTGTTTGCAGGGTTTTTGGCGGTGCTCATAGTCTTTGCAGGTGCATGACGCAATAAGCTCGCACAGATACACGCCATACTCTTCCCCGTTGTTTGTGACAGTTGCGTCCACTCCGGTGGTGCCGTGAAAACCGACAATCGCCACCCGCAATGTATCGTCGTCCAGTCCACATCGCGCCTTCAGCTTCCGTTCCTTGTCAATCCGCTCCAGGATTTGTCTCGCAATCGTTTCAATGCTATTCTCCATGTTGTGTCTCCTGTCTCGTTTGGTCTACGCCCGTGCCTAGTTTGCAGCTACGCACGGGTTGCTTCGTTTCAGTTATCGCACCTGCTACTTTGTTGAGACTTGTTGATATGGCTAGCAAGCCCAAAAATAACAATCCCCCAATAATACAGAAAATCATATAGTCGGCTATTGATAGCATTGTCCTTTTCTCCTTTACTTTTCCACGGCGTGACACCAACACGCGCAGGTGAGTACGCAGCTCGGACCACGAGCCGCGCCGGTGTGTCCGCAATTATCCGTGTGGCAGCGCACGACAAAAAAGGGTACGCCCCAATGGCGAATTTCCCACTCTGCCCCGAGTTCCTGCTGTTTCCGTAGTGCCTGTGTTCGGTTCGTATAGTGCAACGCGTAGGGTTGTCCCTTGTACATCTTCGCGGCAACCCTTGCGCCGTTGTTGAGCTTGACTGTGAGTTGGGTCATGCTATGCTTCTCCTTGTCTGTTCATCCTTCAATTGTCTGTGCCCTGAGCAGAGCCAAGCTACGCGAAAGCTTGGCTTTTGCGCGTTTACAGACCTTACGCCGTTCTCTTTGATAAAGCCTGCTTATCACGGATACCGTGCTATCCCTGATGAGCGCCTCCTCGTAGCCGTTGGCTTGGGGTTCAAAGTGGGGCATTTAGTCCTCCTTTTCTGCGTCCTTCATAATTTGACGAGCAACTACTTCCCAGTTGGTATTGTCTGCGACCTCTTCAAAAGTGGTAGGATCAATTTGCGACGCTCGCACCTGGAGCCATTCAGAGAAGTCACTCAAGCCTTGCGCTCCTGGCCGTTCCGATTGCCAATCGCTTACGATCTCCGCTGCACTTGTGGAGGCGTCTGCGAGCTGTGTCCAGTGGGTGATTCTGTTTTCCATCGTCTCATCTCCTTCTCTCTGCCCCCTCTCTCCGAAGGGGCGTAGCGAAAGAGGCTCCCGAAGGAGCCGGGGTGGTTAGTTAGAGATCCTTGATTATTTCCTTGAGCAGTTCCGCCATGACGCTGAGGTGGTCTTTTTCACGGAACGTAGAGCCAAGTTCATAGTCTCCTGTGTCTAAGCGGTTCTGTATTGTGGTCCACTTTTCAAGATATTTATTCTCAAGTTCTGCTCGTGTTTTCTTTGTTTTCATATTATTTTCTCCTTCTCTTTTTTGTTCCATCCCCGTAAAGGCTGGACTAGGGGGCTAGCTCGTGGACCAGTACGCCATCTTCTTTCCGTCTTTTTCGCTGTAGCCAGGACAGCCTCGCTCGTCGCTATAGCGAGGACAGAAAAAACGATACCGATCGAGCTTTGTTGCTGTCCAGTTTCTCCCGTCCCCCCTTGAGACCTCGGTTAAGAGCTCTTGAGGATCTTCTCCAGCATCTTCGAGCGCTAACTGGATGTTCTCCTCACTCAGAGCTTGTCCGCAATTACTACAGTGTTCTTTCATGATGTTTTCTCCTTCGTGTGAGGCCCCCGGAGGGGCTGCTGCTGGTTAGCATTCACAACACCCGTCAAATTGACATGGATACCCCTCATGGGGGCACCCGCTGTCAGGGTGGAGAGGTCCCCCTGATACGAGGGGCAGCTCACGTATTTCTGCTCGCGTCAGCACCCGCCCAAAATGGGAATTCTCAGGATAGGGTTCCTCCCCTGCGTATTGGGAGGAAACATTCCCCCCCTGCTCTGCGATCTCTTTCACTCCACACTCACAAACCACATACAGATAGTATGCAGTCCCACATGCCCCGTGTGGGAATCCGCAGACGGCGGTGTGTGTAATTTCTTCTTCTGCCTTTACTGGTTTATGCTCCATTACGCTCCTCCTTCGTGTGAGGCAGGCCGGAGCCTGCCCTGGGTGGTTAGTCTTCAGCGAGATACTGCTTTGATTGTTGCTGCTGTTCACTGAGGTAGGTTTCTAGCACCTCTTTCGTTTCACGAATGAGGTGAAACCCGTAAAGCCTGGACAAAGGAAAGTACGGGGTCCGCAAGGGCGGCACGTCGGTAAATTCGACCCAGACCCCCCATCGTCCGTCTTCGAGCTGATGGACTGACTCAGTGGGATGGAACGCTTCTACTCCGTTCCCGTGCGCGCGTAAGATCATGTCGTCGTTCATGATGTTCCTCCCTGTGTTGTGGCCCCCAGCACAGCCGGGGGCGCGTTGTGGGTTAGGCTGCTTGCTGTTCTTCCGCTTTCTCTTCCTGCATTTTTTCCAATGCCCCCTTACTCCAGAGCCATTGTTGATACCCCTCAATCAGGCCAGAGACGACCATGAAGACACGCTCGAATTTGTACTTGTTATTGTACGCGCGTTTTTCCATTTCTTGGGGAAAAATGAAGTAGTAGGGGTCAACATAATACTTTTCCAGGATTTTGAGGGTCTCTCCTATCTGTGAGTAGAGGCGATAGCTCTCAAAGAGTGAGGGCAGGAGTTGCCCGTCTCGCCCGAACATCAGCCCGAAGATAGATTCTGCGGAACCGTCTGCCCGGCTGGGGACCAGCAACCATCTCTTATCGTATTGCTTGCTGGACGCCGTCGTCACTTTTAAGTCGCTGGGGTGATAGTATTGGTCTTTCTTCTCGTTGTGCTTGAGCCCTGCATAGAAGAGCACATCCTTTGGATATGCCTGTTCATACATGCGCCAGCAGTCAGCGACAAAGGCTTTCTCGTCTTCACTTGCTGACAGAAAGAACACGCCGAGGCTCTCCAGAAAGTCAACGAGTCGTTCCTCTGGAATGTTGTATTCGTGCGAGTGTTGCACATCCCGATCACCATAGGTGTCGTATGTCCTGGCCCACGGAACCACTGTCCGGCAATTTCTACCGACCGACGCCAAGTCGTAGGACTTCGCAATAAGGTACGCGTTGGTTTCGCCGTATGCCACAGAGGGGAATCGTAACATCGTCATTTCGTAACTCCTTTACCCACTAAACATAGCCCAACCAGTAAGACGCTGGCTGGACTCCATCGAGCGGTTAGTCTTCCTTACGAGACAGACATTCCTTGAGCGCATTGATTGCGCGGCTTGCTTCGTTCATGGACAAAATATCAAGGTGATTCCGGTCAAGGTAATGAAATCCTGTTTTCGGCCAGCGGTGCTTTGCAAAGCATTGGTCAATGAGTCGTTTTAGATACGATTCCTGCGGTCCAGTAATCGACGCTCTCTTTTCACTCAACACGATGCTCCCTCCTTGTGGTGTGGCCCCCGCACAGCCGGGGGCGCGTTGTGGGTTAGGCTGCGTATCGTTCCCATGCGTAGTCTCGCGCCTCTTGGTCCGTCGCTCCGTCAGCCCGCCTCTGCCGGTAGGCATTCTGAAATCTCACCCAGCTGGCAAATTCCGCCTTGTAGCTCTCAGGGAGGAACTCACACTCTGCGGATTCTCCCGGCACCCATCCCACTTGCACGAGGTGATATTTACAGCCATCAACAACCTCTGTCAGACTGCGATCCGCTCCGTACATGGTCGCACACGCAACCGGACTCGTGCCATCGAGTAACAGACTTGAGCAGTAGCCTTGTGGTGTTGTCCAGATAATCAAGCTATTCCCTCGCCAGCTCAGAAGGATGGGCGTGAAATTCTGCTCTAGGAAATTTCCCGCCTGCTCAAGCGCATCAGCCTGTGCTGCCCGCTTGTTTTCCCCTTTGCCTAGAAATCCGTGAAAATTGTATGTGCCTTTCATCCTCGATACTCCTTTACCACTAAACATAGCCCGCCCCGCGACCCGCACGGGGTGGACTCTGGCTAGCGGTTAGTCTGTTTGCGTCGAACTCCAGAATTGCGCAGCCAGCGTGAGGCTCCAGTAGATGTCAAACAGCGGATCGTAGGCGGTGATAAGTATTCGTGTGTAGTCCATATCGCTCAAGGCATTTTCTAGCGTGTAGAGTTTCATCCTCGTTGCTCCTTTCCTTCGTCAGTGTGTTGCTGTTAGCAGAGCCCCGTAGGGCTCTGTGGGGTGTAGACTTAGGACCGATAGGCAATTGCGAGTTCGCGGACGTTGCGCCATGAGCAGTCATCTAGCTTCACCTTGAGTAAGTCGTCCGGCGTTAGCTCTCTATAGCCTCCGTTTTTTATCTGCTCCTGCCCCACATATAGCCACAAGTCGTTTCCGTCCTCGTCTTCTGCCTCATTACCGTCCCAGGCCGCAAAATTGTTATTCGTTTGCGCCTCTTTTATGTCAGCGGATATCACGCCAGGACTGTCGTAATAGTGCTGGTAGCGGTTGTTGTCATCATCTATCAATTGTAAGGTCAACCCGCCGCCATTGTCCGCAATAATGTTGATTTCTCGCATCCTCATAACTCCTGTACCACTAAACATAGCCCAACCCGTGCGACGCGGGCTGGACTCTGGCTAGCGTTCGACGACTTCCCAGAAGTGGTCAGCTTCCCATTTGTCGAGGATTCGATTTCGACGTGGTGCGCAAATATCGAAGTATCCACCATGGTCTTCCGTCACTCCCCAGGTTCCCCACTCAGGATGATCTTTGCAGATAATCTGACACGCCCGTACTTTGATTTTTTGACTTGTGGTTTGTTCTGCCATGCTCGTTTCTCCTTCTTTCTGCCCCCTCGTCAGAGGAAGCATAAAGAAAAAGCTGAGTCTCAAAAGCATGACCGCTCTCGGTACTGTCAGTGTCCACCCGGTTCGACCTCGTCTTCTACCGCGTCGTGTTCCGGTGAGTGACTGTTTTCTTTTGATATGTTCAATATACACAATATACTAAGCAATGTCAAGTATATTGTGTAAATAATTATTTAGGGTTGATTTTGTTGGAGAATTTTCTTCGGCCTGCCAACCCCTGGCCGATGTTGTTTATAATGTAAAGCGTCTTCTTCCGAAACAAGCGGGTAGGGACCATGTCGGTCGGCCTTGAGAGCGCCCCGCTTCACTGCGTCATGCACACCGCCCCGCGTCATACCAATAATTCTTCCGGCTTGCGCTAAATTGAGTAGTTTCTTTTCCATAAAATATACTATATATTAAATGATAATTTATGTCCAGCGTTTTTAAGTATGGTTGTTTTTCTTAAAAAAAAAAAAAAACAAAAGAACCCTGAGCAAAAAAAAAGAGCAGGTCTTCTTCTGGTGGTTCCCAGAAATAGCGCCGTGAGCGGGCGAAAGCCCGATAGGCGCAACGACAGGACGATCGAGGACCGACTTGTGGCTCAGGAGTGAGGGAACTAGTCTATTCCACCGTGAGACACTCAGGAGGATATTATGGTGCTATTTAACGAAGACGACGCCCGCCACTTGCTGATTATTACGCTTCTACCCATAGAAGAGTACGTCTTTGCGTATCGCTACGGACTGGGCGATCCAGCTCTGTCCATTAAGGATATTGGCAAGCGCCTGAATCTAACAAGAGCGCAGGTTGACTACCGCCTCAAAAAGGCCAACACAAAGCTGCTCTCATGGAATGGAGGAGGGCGCTACCGCCAGCAGGAAGCAGCGCAGGCTGCCCGAGAAGAACAAGCCCGTCGAGAGAAGGAAGATCCGCGATGTATCCTGCTTGATCTCTACCCGCCGGCTTTCTTGCCTATCTATGGGTGGGGCCTCATGAGGGAATTCCCTCATCTCAAAACAATGGGAGACCTGGCCGATCTCTCACCCTCGCAATTACTTCAGGCAGGGCTCAGTCAGAAATGCGTGTTGGCTGTTGCTCGCCTGCTCTCGGAGCGTGGCGTCGCTTATCCGTTTGACATGCCTTGTATGCCTATCAAGCGTGAGAGTATTCTTGACGCTTGGCAAAACGCCTTCCTTTAAAGTGAGTCTCACTCACTTTATTCACTTTTCCACTCACTCTCTTGCAATCTCCTTTTATTGTGGCAGGGTTAGCGATGTTAGAGACCCCGTGATGAGAGCCGGAAGTGAATGACGTTTCTCCCCAGGCGCGTTCACTTCTGGCAAAAGTGAATGGCTAGTACACTTTAAAGTGAATGGAGAGTGAATGCTTTTTTAGCAGCGGTGAAAATATGTGATCTATGCCGGCACTCTGGGAACAACAAGAAAACGAACCAGACTCTGCTTACGCCGCTTTTATGATTTTTCGCGGCATTATGGCGCCGCGGCAGGTAACGATGGCGTTTCGCGTGTGGCGCAACGATCCAAAAGCCCGCACCTCAGGAACATGGCAGAACTGGCAAAAGCTTTATGATTGGGAAGCACGCGCCACGGCTTACGATAAATATGTTGATAAGCTACGCCTCGACGTAACTGAGCGCGTTGTCACTGAGATCCAAGAGCGTCATGTTCGCCTCATCGAAGCTTCTGCGCTGAACACAATCAAAGCCGCGGCCACCCTGGCGCATAGCGACATTGCCGATGTGATTTCGTGGGGGCCGGATGGTATCAAAGTCAAAGAGTCCAGCGAGTTACCCGAGCATGTCACCGCGGCTATTCAGAAAGTGACTGTGACTCATGATCGCAACGGCAATCCCAATGTGTCAGTCGAAATGCACCCCAAGGTGACGCCGATCGACTTACTTGGTCGCCACTTCCGCTTGTGGGAAGAAGAGAAGAAGCAAGCTGCTACTGCGCAGACCAATGCGTTCCTTGAATTTCTTAATTTTGTGAAATCTGGCGCAATCGACTCAATGGAAAAGCCGTGGTCCGGAGAAGCCTCGTTGCTGAATCCACCGCCCGGTGTGATCATTGATGGCGAGGTGGTGAAGTGAGCCTCGAGCATGCAGACTGCAAAGAGTGTGGCGGTGAAGGTCAGCTCTTTTGTTGGGGTAGTGAATTTCCTGAAATTGGCCCTGAAACTTACGCTATACATTGTGAAGATTGTGAGAATGAGGGGCCAATTCGACCCAGCCAAGCCGAGGCTAGTCGAGAGTGGGCTATGCTAGGAAAGCGGAGTAAGACCATGACCATGTCCGGTGCTCTCGAGCAAGGGTACATGGCCTTTCAGCAATGGGTTTGTGGGGCGATGGAAGATAAAGGCCGCGAACTGAACAAACTGGCAAAGGTCGTGTGTCCCCGTAAACATGAGAAATGGGTCAACTGGGACTCTCGACGGGATAGCTACTGTTATGTCGACAGCTGTGGGTTACACATGGCCTACTCAGGTGAAATGCGATTGGAGTAATATGGCAAGTAGCGACACAGTCAAGGCGTTCATCGAAGAGACCAAGCAGCTCCAGGACAGGCGCAAGGCCCGCCATCTCTGTGAATCTCGTCGCCATGCTGGCCCGTGCCTCGGTGATATCTTCGTCTACACCGTTACCGACATCGGCTATCAGGGACTCTGTCAAACTGATGCCGTGTTGGTACGCAACGAAAAACTGCTTGAAGTAGACTTTGTCGCCACAGAAGAAGAGGCGATTGCAAGACTGAAAGAGCGAAAGGCTGACTGATGCCGGATATTCCTACCTATATTTTTGCGAGAGTCGATTTGCCGGCAGTTGAACGTGTGGCTGAGATCTGGTGGCAGATATGGACAACGGAACAGGGAAAAGCTGCGCCCCCTGCTTATGTGGGTCTTCCTGAAAAATCAAAAGAGGAATTACGTAAAACAGTTCGGGGGATTTACGCCGCCCTTGAGGAAGCATGGGAAGAATCCTGATGGATGCCGACTCGCAAAAGAAAATTGACAAGATGATTGCGGACATGTACCGCGCGCACGAGGCCTTCGATGAACTACCGAAACCTGCGCCTGAACCAGAGTCGGGAAAATCGCCCGCTCGCTGGTTGGTCCCAGAAGACAAGCGAGTGAAGTGTAAAGCCTGTGGGGCGGAGATGGACGAGCATAAACTGCGCTCTCACTGGAAGGAACGTCACTGGTACGCCTACCGCGCGCTGCAAGGACGCTTAAATAATACGCAGCGGCAACGTGAGCAGGAGTTCAGGATTTCGTCTCGCCCGCAGAAAGAAACCTGGGTAGATATGAGCGGACTAGGAAGGATTGAACGATGATCCCAGTGAACCGATACTTTTTTTCTGCCCCGATTTTCCCGACTCCAGAAGAGCGGAAGGCATATTGGGCAAAGGTCTACGCCGAAGCTCAGCACTACCGTGAGTGTGTAATGGCGCCGCAGGCTTCTGTAGCGCTGACCACCAAAGAAGAAGAAGACGCGGATGTCGCGCTCGTCGAGTCGTGGAACGATCGGCGCCGCGCCTCGATCTATATGCTGCTCTATCATCAGGGAATGCGCGAGTCGACGGCGCGAGAGATATTGAGAAAGGCGAAATAAAATGCCCGAACGTAGCTGGTTTGAAAGCGAAGAGACCTACAACCGAGTAGCCGCATTGGAGCACAGGCTTCAGCAGGTGATTACCTTGCTTGGCCTTGCGCCTGCGCTTGCGACACTTGAGGTTATTGAGGAAAACGCCCGCAAAGGCATTCGCGAGATTCCGATTCGGTTTAGCGAGCCTGCCCCCATGAAGCCTATTCCCGTGCCGCAGAAAGCTCCGGCCCCAGAGAAGAAGGTGAACCGGGTGCGGGATAGGCATAGGAAGTCGTAGTATGCTGTGTCGATTCTGCAAACAAGATGTGCACCCCATTAACCTGCGGCGCCACATCAACGGCGCGCATCGGGAGGCGTATCAACAGGTGCAATCCATGCTGCAACAGTATGATGATGAACACGGGCTCGAAGACGTGACAGAACAGCTCCATGCTGAAAAGGTCGTTGCCAAGTATGACGAAGGGCGCACCTCTCTGTATGTTGCGCGCTTGCTCTGGCCTGCTGATAAGAAGCCGTAGTCTTTTTTTTTTGTTTTTCATTTTCGCCTTTTGTTTGCCTTATGGTTGCTGTTGCCTATCCCCGACAAATGCCGCTGGACTCCTCGCAGACACAAGCTTGGTGGTCCGCGGTGATTACTGGCTGGCTGCGCAATCCTGTCTCGTTTGTCACACAAGCCTGTTGGACCGAAGATCCAACAAACGTACAAGACCCCATGAACCCCAATGGGCCGATGATCGTCAAGAACCCGATTCGACGTATTCCTCGCGAAGATTTCATCGTCATTTTTGTCCATAAGTATCTGTCGCCTCGGCGTGTGCTGGCTATTCCGAAGAGTCGACGAATGATTGTGACCTGGACAGCCTGCGCCCTCGATCTCCATACTGCGATGTGGACGCCCTCGGCTCAAGTCTACATCGCGAGCAAGGATCAAACAGACTCGGACAAACTCGTCCAGCGTTGTCTCTTCATCTATCAGCACCTCCCGCGCGAGATGCCCAAGCCGCATATCTACGTGAGGCATGGGAAGGAAGGCAATGCGACGGTGTTGGAGTTCGAGGAGACCAACAGCAAGATTATCGCGTTGAACCAGAAGCCGGACGATCTCCGGCAGGAAGGGGCGACATTACTGCATGTCGAAGAGTTCGGCTTTTGGGAATGGCAAGAAAGGTCGTACACGGCGATGTTGCCCACGACGATGGGTGGCGGCAAGGTCAGGGTCATTTGCAGCGCAATCAATGGAACGTTCTGGAGTGACGTGGTGAACGACAAGACTGTGAGTCATACGAGGGAGGCGTTTTGATGCCTAACCGTATCGCCAACATGGGCAAGCTCAAGGTGCCCCATTACGCTGACCTTCCCATGCAGGGTGTCGCCAACTGGGTCAATCCATTCAATGGCGTCGAGGTGCTTGCTCTCCATTACACTGCCCATTCTGAGCATCGAAGTCTGACGTGGATGCACGAGACCATGAAGGATTTCACGGATCAGGCGTGGGAGCAGGAAATGGAGCTCAACTTTGAGAGCTTCGGCGGTCGTCCTGTGTATTCCAGCTTCGATAGCACCTGGCATGTTGCCCGCATGCCGCAGAATAATCCGCCAGGGAAAATTTCGTTGACCTATTACAAAGGGCTTGAAATGTGGTGTGGCTGGGACATTGGCATCCATGCCGCAGTGATCGGCCAGTGTTGGGACCGACATTTGTACATCTATGCAGCCCGGCAAATGGCCGGCGCCTTTTTGACGAACTCTTCCTCGAGGAGTCCGTACCAAGACCAAGAGTACAATGTCTCCGGACTTGGGCAATTCATTCAGCTCGTCAAGGAGTTTCGTAATGTCGAGTTTCCTGGGGTGACGTGGCGCGACGTCGGTGATCCGACGATCGCCAACGAAACCGTACAGCGCCAGGGCACAGCTGAACAGATCTTTAGGCAAAATGGCATTCGCTTGCAGCTGGCGCCGAGTAATAAGATTCTGAACCGGACCAACATTGTGAACGATTGGCTGGATTGGTCGCCTCCCTCAAGGGAAGGGCCAAGAACCGCAGGCTTTTTGATTGATCCGACCTGTACGCTCGTTATTGATGGGATGCAGGGCGGTTATGCGTTCTCGAAGCATGGGGCCGGCGAAGAACCGGAAAAGGGCGCATTCTCGCATACGCAAGACTGTATTCAGTATATGGCGTTGTGTTTGCCGTTTACTCCATATGGGAAGAATCGTCAGCCGCGCGAAGTGCAGCCAGTGAATGTTGACGCCGCGCTCCTGCGCAAAGAGTTAGAACGTGTGCGGCAGAATCGTTTTGAGGAATCGGATACGGAGAGCTGGAGAGAGTGATATTCGTCCCTTGCCTTTTGCTTAATGTGGCATACGGTAACACCCGATGAAAAAGCGAAAGCTCCGACATCCACCAGCAATAAAGGAAAAAGTTATGGCGGTTGCTCGACAACAAGAAACAGATAAAGCGTTAGCCCTGATGCAGACTGCGGATCTCTTAGCGCCTCCGAGTGCTCGTTCGGACGCGCAGGAGCCAGTAGCTGCGACGACTGCGGAGTCGTCAGCGCCGTACAACGCCGGCGATGACCCGCAATCGGTGAAGGAGGGGGCGGCATCCGTGCACGGAGACGCTCCCAATCTTCATACCTTACATATCATCAACGATACAAAAGATGACCCCAATGTCATTCCTTTTATGTCTACTCGCCCTTCTCACATGATTGAAATGACCGAACTGGAGCAGGAATTCTGGCAAAATTCCTTACTTGATGATCCGCAAGTCTCGAATGAGATGCTCGCTCTGAATACCATCCTTGCTGCTATGCCTGCCGCTGAGCGTGGCCGATTCGTGACCTGGTGCGATATTACTAAGGTCAACAAGTTTCCTGCGCTGCTCGCGATTATTCAGCAAGCGATTTATCGACCCGAAGCGATGCAACGGGTCAAGAGCGTTCTGTTTAGTAGTGGTCAGACAATGGGACGTAATGCCGGGACTGTTTTGGCAGCGCCGTCAGGCGGATTGATTTGCAAAGGTTGTCAGAAGCCAATTATCAACGGTCGCGATGGTCAGGCATATCATGCTGAATGTGGCAAGCGCGCGGTCGGGAAGCCGCTCGCTGAGTCCTTGCCGCAGTTTGAGGAAGAGGTGTTTACCGTACCTTACGAAGCCTTGCCGCCGCTTGAAATGCCAGAAGGAATGTGTGGTTACTGTACCCGTCGCATTGAAGATGCGCACGAAGGGCAGCGCTATCATGAGCTATGGTGTGGCGCTTTGGCGACCGGGAAACGAGTCAGCGGCGCCGCAGAGTTTGTCAGTCTCGTGAAGCAGATTCGCGCGCAATACTTTGCGCGCCAGGCGGCATAAGTGACCGAATCCTTGGTGATGCTCTGTTATCTCCTCCTTGCCTTGGTCTTGGGCCTTGGCATAGGCGGTACGTTGTGGTTAGCGGCGACAGCGCTCACAACGGCGCGAGCACTCCGGGAAGCCGTCGAGGCGCTGTATAAGGCCAACATGGATATGCAGGATCTGCTGCGTGTCTCGAAGGACAGTATCAAGGTTTTCTTGACTGAGATCCAGTCGGCAAACACCACGGCGCTGAAAGCCTTGGTTGACGAGACGCAGCTTGCGCATGAGACGCTGGGTGTAGTGACAGAGCAATCGACGCGACTCTGGAGCAAAGTCAATGCGCAGGTGAAGGAACCGCGGATATTCCACCCGAAAGAGTTTGTGAATGGAGCAGGACAACAAGAAGAGCAACCACCTGAAGAAGTCTTGAAGTATGAACAAGACTGGAGGAACGGGTAATTATATGTTTGGCCTTACCTGGGAAGATTTATTTTCATTTGGTAGTCAAGTTGGCATGATTGTGTATGCCATTATGCAAAGACAGCCACACATGGTTGCTCTGGGTTTTGGTGCACTGGTGAAACACATCTTGCTTCTTGCTGGCGCTGATCCTGCCAATAAGTTTGATAAGTATCCAAGGATTATGGATGAATTGGCGACAGCAATTATGGCTGACATCGCTGACGCTCCTGCTCTTATCAAGCAATAAGGAGAGGTGTCACTATGCGCAAACGCCATCCAAAACCCCAACCGCCGAAGGAGGAGCCCATGGATAATTTTGATGTTGCTGCGTTTATGCAAGGGGCAGAAGCTGAGCAGGCCATGATTGAAGCAGATTTGCAGAAACTGATTGCCTTGCTTGAGAGTACGCCGTCCGAAGAGGAGTATGCCTCCGTACTAGACCGCATGGCAGGCTTACGAGACCGAAAACATGCGTTAGGGACACTGATAGCTCGCGCGCACACCTTCCAAAAGCTGGGGCCGTATCCTACCCTGAATGCTTTCCCGGATACGCAAGAACCGGCCTCGCCCATATACGTGATGACTACGCCAGAGGAGTCTGAAGAATAATGTTACTCCTCATCATTCTGATCCTTCTTCTTTTTGGCGGCCTACCGACCTGGGGGTACCATCAATACGGATACTTCCCGAGCGGCATTGTTGGTGTGCTGCTGATAGTGGCCTTGGTGTTGTTATTGACAGGCAGATTGTGAAAAAGCCCATACAGTATCTTTACATTGGCGTCTTTGGCGTAGGGTTATTAGAGATGCTGTTAGCATTGACGTACCCTTTTAATCGTCCTGCTTTGCAACACCAGGAAATTTCGTACTAAGATGCCGCAGTATTCCAATAATCTTTCCTTGCTTGTCCTCATCCTTGCTCTGTCTTTTATAATTGGTTTCTTGCTCTATGGCGGCTCACCCAATGCCTTTTTTGCCTTCTACTTTCGCTTTTTCTTCGCTTCATAAAGTAAAACATGGAATCTCTCGAATCCGTTCTCGACGAACTCACACCGGTCCAGGTCGATCCGATTCAGGTAACAACTGACCATCGGAAGGTCATCAAGTTTTGTGACCGACTTGTTGATGAGTCCCGCGCGTGGCGGGGCGAACTCGGGTTAGCAGAACGGACGCAGAGGGCTTTTGATTTCTTGTCTTCGAATCACTTCTTGTCACGCGGCGAAGCCAATTATCGGGCGCGAGTCGTGGTCAATCTCTTCCGCTCGAATCTTGAACGCAAAATTGCGATGCTCACAGACTCCGTTCCTCAGCTCGACGTCGTGAGCCGCTCAAATCAATTTTCGGCCACTGCGAGCATGTTGAAGGATGTGTCTCTTGCCTTGTGGGAAGAGAACAATATGCAGAGGCTTTTCAAAAATATGGTGGCGATGGGAAGCCTCGACGGTAGTGCTCCCGTCACCTGTATGTGGGACCATCGCGTGCGCAATGTCCGCTTCGACGTCATGAAGCAAAAAGACGTGCTCTTAGATCGCGGCTTGCTGCATCCTGAGAATCTCCAGACCGATGCGCTCTATGGGATCATTCGCAAGGTGCGCCCGCTCTCAGATTTCCGTCAACTCTATGGAGAGGCGGGCTATCGGGTGCGCCCTGACGTGGGACTCTCCCAGTATGAACTGCCGGGCGATGAGGAGGATGACGATCTAGGCTCGATCGGCGCCCGCCCGTTTGTGCGCCCTGGCCGCCGTGGGCATCATCGGCATTTTCGCAATTCCGCCATCCCCTACGCGGAAGAGTTCCGCTGCTATTTTCGTGATCCGTCGGTGCATCCCATTGAGCCGACGATGCCGAATAGTTCTCAACCAAACTTCTTGTTTCCTCGGAAGCGGGTGATTGTCTGGTCGCGCGATGTCATTCTCTACGATGGTCCCAACGTCAACTGGGATGGCGGATTTCCTTTCGAAGTCTTCGATTGGGGCCTCCAGATGGGGCATCCGTATGGCGATTCCGAGATTGACACCGTTGAAACGATGCAAGTTGCGCTCAATGTGTTGATTAGTGGTGTTGTTCACAATGCAAAACTTGCGAATGACCCACCGTGGATTATGGAACAGGATGCTCTCGAACCCCCTGAACTGGATAAGTTTCGGAAGTGGAGAGACAGACCTGGGTGGGCGTGGGTAGTTCCGAAGAACATGCGCTTTGAACAGGTGAATCCGGCGCAAATGAGCACCGTCGTCTTCTCGACGATTGAACTACTGCAAAAGCTCCTCGAACAAATTACAGGTGTTACGCCCGTCACGCAGGGCCAACGGCCAGAAGGTGTTACTTCCGGTGTTGCCCTCGACTCGCTGCTCTTAGCCTCGCAGTACACGATTCGCCTGCAAGCCCGTGTCGCGGAAGACATGCTGAACCGGCTTGGTCAGCTCATGATTAGCCGGGTTCTCCAGTATTTCAGCGACGACCGGGTGCTCTTGCTCTCGAACGAGAAAGAAATACAGCGGGTGCTGTGGCAGCGGGGGGAACTGGTTCGTGAGCTAGCGATGGCTGGGTCTGAAGAAGAGCAGACTCGGATGCTCCAGCATCTGTTCGATGACTTTACGTTCCGGATTAAACCCTTCAGCGCCTTAGCCGTTGCGCAACTGCCCAAGATTTCCATGTACGAACGGTTCGCAGATAAAGGCTGGATGCACCCAATAACGGTGATGGAAGTGGCGCAAGTGCCCAATGCAGAAGAGGAATTTGAGAAAGCTGCCCAAATGCAAGCCGATCAACAAGCGCGCGTCCAGCTGGCGATGATGCAGCAACAGCAGCAAGCGGAAATGCAAAAAGCTCAGCAACAGAACGGGGGACCGCCTGCCGGGGGTATCCCTGTTGGTGCGCCCGTCAATCCTCCGGTGGCAGGCCCCCCGTCAATGGGAACTATTCACTCCGCGCAACCGTTACCTCCGGCTCTCCAAAGGATTCCTCCCGGACTGATGGGTGGTCCGGGCCTCGAAAGCGGCGGGACACTCTGAGGTTTCTATGAACATTACCCAAGTATTTTATATTGTTGCTGCTGTCTTATTTGGATGCGCAGGCGTAGGAGTCCCATATGGGAATCTCGTAGCGTGGGGATTGTTCTTTTTTATGCTCGGTGTCCTGATTGGCGGTCTTAAATTGTAGAAAAAGGAGAGTGCTATGCCTCTACGCAAAGGTCATGAAGTTGAAGACGAGATGCGAAAATTCAAAGCTGGTGAGTTGCATTCTGGCAGTAAGAATGGGCCGATTGTGAAGAGTCGAAAGCAGGCCATCAAGATTGGCCTCGATGAAGCGCGGCGCGGCAAAGGGAAATAACCGTCCGTATTGCTATTTGGTTGTATTGTACTAGCGTGCCTGTATATTTTACTTTCGCTTTATCTTCGCCCCGAATATCGTATAAGGAGACCTTTATGGCTGCAGTTGTCAAAAACGGAGTTCCAGGAACCGAACTTGAACAAACCTCTGGCGGCGCCGGGATGCCTCCGGGTCCGATCAATCGCGGGTGGTGGGGCAAAGGTCACATTGCCGCCGAACATCTTGGCAATGGCAAGCAACCCTCCCCGAATCCTTCCGGTGGGAACAGTGGTGGCATGAAGAAAAGTAAAAAGGGCTATTAAGTGCCCTCGCCCATACTCTCACCATTAGATGTGCCGGGTCCTCTAGACGGCTATCCGCCTCCCAATGGTCCTTCAGGGAGCATGACCGGCGTGGGTCAGATGATGGCCCCGCCGATCATTCCCGACGTCACGCAACTCGGACCAGAACGCATGCGCTCTGTTATGCAAGAGACGATGGCGCAGCCATCGCCCGATGATGAGATGATGGAAGGGGAGCTTGGCGCTGAACCCCCGCCCGTAGATCCCAAAGACATCATCAATCAAGTCGGCTCTCTCGCGTATGACGCCGCAAAAATCCCCGGTCTTCCTGACGCCCTGATTAAAATTATCCGTACCGTCGCTTCTGTCGTGGCTGGTCCTACCATGCCCATGTCCGGCGACGGCATCTCTGCCCCCTCGTCCGGTAACCTTGCCCCTCCTCGGCCCATGATGAGCACCCCAGGAATGGCAGGCGAATAACAGCCTGACCTGTTCCGCCTCCAGGTGCCGCTCGTCGAGCCGAGTCACACCACCTAGGGCGAACAAAAGGCGAAAGTTCAGATATCGTATGGCAAAACGAGTAGTCGGTAAAGAATTTACGAGTTGGATCGACGATCTTCCTATGACTGATGAGCAAAAGCGAGAGATCGAGAAGAAATTCACGAGCTCGACTGCAGTAGACAAATTTTTCCATTTACAAGCCGATCACACGCGGGCGACCCAGCAGGCGAGTGAGTATAAGCAACGCTACGAGCAAGTAGAGCCTCTTCAACGCTGGGCGAACGACAATCAGGATTGGCTGCGGGATGAGCGACTTCCGCAGATTGTCCAGAACGTGCGGGCAGGGCGCGGGCGACCCCAGCCACAGAATGGAACTGAACGGTCTGCTCCTGATGTGGCATCTCGTTTTGCACAGGGTCGTCAAAGTCTGCAATCCATCAAGGCGATGCAGCAACGCGGCGAGATCACCTTTGAAGAGTCGATCGACGCGCAGGGTCGCATTGTGGACGCGATGGAAAACATGATGACGGAAATGGAGCACCTCCCGCAGCGCTATCAGCAATTAGAGCAGCAAGTTGAGCAGCTCCGTAACTCGATTCCCACGATGATGAGCGCAGCAGAAGAACGCGCCAAACAGCTTGACCAAAAGCTCGGGATGGGCCTCCGAGAAATGGGCCACTTCAACCATGAAGAAGTGCTGTATGCCCGAGAGCATCCTGACCGAGTCGACCGCATTTTTGAAGAATACAAGACTGGCAACTATCGAACCTGGGGCGAGGCCGCCAACGCGCTCTATGCAGATGAGGACCGGGAAGCCAGCGACCAGAAGCGCCTTGAGGAGAAGTGGGCTGCGTACCGTGCGGAAAAAGAAGCGGCGCTGCCAAGCAACGGCGAAGGGGCAATGGGGTCATTACCCGTCAGTCCGTTTCATCGGCCTGGCCGTGAAGTCCCGCGCACAGCAGAGGCTGCCCCGACTGAGGGGAAATCGCGAGTGTGGCACGCGCGCAATCGCGAAGCGAATGTATCAACAAATTTGCGGCGCGTGCTCGCCAATCCTGACGCTGAATTAGTCAATTAACTGTCGGTGGACACACTACTAAAGACCACCGCGCATAGAAGGAGTAGCGGAAATGCCTGTCACCATTACCAACGGGTTAGATAACGTGGGGTCTGCGGTCGGTCGTGTGATCCAACCATATTTGGTCGATGTTGCCTTTACCTCGTCTGCGTTGTTTTCGTACCTCGATTCTCATAACAAGCTGATGGAGTGCGACCCGAACTTTGACCTTACCTGGGCGGTGATGGTGGATAAGGCTAACGGCGGCATGTACTCGGGCTTGGGTCGTTTTGCGAATTCGGAGAAACAACTCTTTCGCCCCGCAACGGTCACATGGAAACAAGCCTACTCCGAAGTGGTCGTTACCCGGATTGATGCTCTACGTGCTCGTGGTCCCGCCTCCAGTTTCACGCTGAGTGAAGCGCTGAAGCAAGCCGCCAAGATGAAAATCGTCGATATTATGGGCGAGCAGATTTTTAGCGATGGCACTGGCGTTAATATGGACGGCTCCGCTGTCGCGATTGATGACGGCACGTTTTATCCCACGTATGCCACGATCCCGCGTGCCTCTGTTGATGGGTGGCAATCCTTTGTAGATGTGACCGGCGGTTCCTTTAATTTTGCGGCGATGACGCACGGCCAGACGAGAGCCCGGCGCGGCAACGATTCCCCCGATCTCGCGATTACTACTCCTACGATCTGGGAAACCGCGGCCAATCGTATCAGCACGCAACAAATTTTTGACAAGAACAGCGGCAATAATGAGATTGCGGAACTTGGCTACCGAGTCATTAGTAATCTCGGATGTAACCTTGTAGACGACGCAAAGTGCCCTGCAGGGCAGATGAACGGCTACAACACTGAATATATGCAATTTTGCATCATGCAGGATGGGGCCTGGAACTGGACCGGGTGGGACCGTATCCCCGGCACCGATGGCTACGCCGCGCAATTCTTGCTGATTGGCAATTTTGAGTTTTTGGCGCCGTGGGCCTTCTTTAGTTTGTACAATTTAACTTAAATATCGCGACCTTACGGTACGCTGTGGTAGGAACGTGCTAATAAAATTAGCACAGAATTACCAAACAGGTAGCGAGCCCATTACTGATAGGAAACTTCACCTATGCCTGCGAATGCCGGTCATGTCCTGTTACCGATAGACCCTCTTGATCGTGTAGGAGGGGACTATCGAGAAAACCAGAAGCTCAAGCGCGTCTTCAAGCAAGCGTGGCGGAAGCCGGATCAGTTACCGGGCCGGGTTCGTATTATCGAAAACCTTCCATTTGTCTCAGAAGGCAAATCGCAGAGCTGGAGCCCCGTACAGGTGGCAGTGATGGCGTGTCGTAAAGGCTTCTGTGACAACTATGACGTGCTCCGGGTCCATACTCCGGGCCACAGTGAAGAGAAAGGCGAGCGCGCTTTGGAATGGATCGACTTTGCAGTGTCTGCACTCAAGGACTTTCTCCTCAAGAACCCTGACGATTTCCCGGCCACTGAGCAGGGAAAGAAACTCTCTCCCGAAGCCGAAGCCAGTGCGGAGCTGAAGGTCGAAACAGAGTTCGAGAGCTGGTCGAAGATGCCCAACAGATGGAAGCTCCATGAATCCGGGCTTTTCGTGCCTGGGAGTTAAGGAAAACAGATGGCAAACAGATTGATGCAATTTTTTGGTTATGAACATCTACCTATGCCTTTGCAGGAAGTGTCAAAACTGTGTGGCGAATTCGCGCAAAAGATGGATGAGTTGCTAGAGGAAGGAGCGGAAAAGACGGTAGGGCTTAGAAAACTCCTTGAAGCAAAAGACTGCTTTGTGAGGGCGCTTCTCGAAAAGAAATAGGAGTTCGTGATGAATAAAGAATGTCCTTGGCTGGATTACGATGGGTACGGAGAAGATCCTCCGGACCACATGATTCCCTATGATCCTGAAGAATACCCCAAGTATCGCAGGAACCAGCAAATGATTCGTCAGGGCGACGGGTATTACCGGAACGAGCACGGCAGAGCAGAGAAAGTGCGGAATCCTCCGCGTGTGGTTGGTCGTCGTTGGGGTCAGCTGTTGGAAAAGTACGGAGAGGAATCGTAGCGCCATGGACTTTTGGGTGGAATCAGCACACGGCGCCGCAGGCGCTGTGCCCCACCTCTGGCTGTGTATTGCAGCGCTGCGTGAGGCGCAACGATGTGGGGCGGATGCCTTCCTCGTTAAAGAAGAGGGGCAGCGCGCAACCCGCTACTCGGTGTCTTCAGTGGTCGCGGCGTTAGTCAAAGACCCATCGCTCAATGCGTACCGTAACTTGAGTATGAAAATGGTCGACGCACCCCAACCTCAACCAATGCGGGTGCAGAAAATGAAAACAACTCGCGGGGGCCTCCTCGTCCCTGTCTAACCGTTCCCTTTCCGGCCTTGAAACCGGGGGAAGGAGTCCGTCATGTCCCTTGCAATCAATTATTCCATGATCGGCAACCTGTTGGTTGTCGGTGGTACGGAAGTCAATAAAGTCTATCAAAACAAGGATTTCCCGACCAATATCCAAGCGCTGATGTTGGATAAGTTGGGTCACCGCTTCTTCAGCTTTGTCCATAACCGCGATACCGTTGATTTTCTCCAGGGAGAACTTGTTTCCAAAGTGGGTGACGCCAACGGCCTCACCGCAGTCAATAATATCCTCAGTGGATCGACCGTGCTTGCGGTGACCACGGGACTGACTGCCGGCGCGCATGATGGCGCTATTATGTTTGTCCTCGATAATGCCGATGCCGCAGGTGCGGCTCCAGAAGGTGAATACTGCCCCATCAAGCGCAACACCGCAACACGTATTGAACTCGACACCTCTGAGAATGCCGGACTCACGACTGCCCTTGCTGTCAACGACGATCTTCAGCTCCTTGCAACCTACGGCATTGAAGCCGCTGCTGCTGGCGACTTTGCCAATACCGTCATGGGTATTGTCATTGCTCCTGATGGACTCCCGATTGGCAAATATGGGTTTACTCAAAATAAAGGTCACTGTCGCGGGCTGATGCTTGCTTCAACAGCTCTTGGCGTTGGCGTACAAATCATTGCTGCAACGAAACGCTTTACCATTACTGGCGCGGCTTCTGCGCATCGCCTGATGATTGGCGCAGCGCTCGTCACCATCTCCTCGGATATCGTGTCCGACTTTACGCTCGTTGACGTGCGGTGTGGACCGTGGGCGAACTCCTACTCTGACGTAGACGCCTTAGCGTAAGCCTTCCTTTCTCACAGTAACACGGGGCGCGGTTAGCGCCCCCACATGGAGTATCTACATGGCAGTTTCCTTAACGACAGAAGAACGCCATGCCGGGAATGGCTACTTGATCCGCTCCGGCTACGGCAACCTTGGCGCCTACGTGACCAGCGGTGTGGCAGTGATCCCAAATGATTGCGGCGGACTTGGCATCATTGATTATCTCGACGTGGGCAATGTTGGCGCCTATCGGTTTGAAGTGACAAAAACCGACGCCACTCATTGGCTCGTACTTGCCTATACTGATGATGGCACCACGGGCATTTCAGCGGAAGTGGGCAATGCTGTGGATCTCGCTGCGGTTGTGTTTCGCTGGCAGGCGCGCGGGTCATACTAATGAGCATCCTTCCTTATGTCCAACAGTTCGTCGGCACGGCAGGCGTGGTCAAGGTGTCGTGGCTTGGGCTGAAGAACGGCGATACCGGTGCTCCGTTTACTGGAGTGGCCGGGTCTCGCGTAACTGTGCAGGTCACCGGGACGTATGGCGCCGGCGGGACAGCACTCATTGAAGGTTCAAACAACGGGCTCGCTGATGTGAGTCCCACCTGGTTTACCTTGAGCGCGGAACCCACCGGCGTACCGATCAACACGGGCGGCGATATCTTCGCCAAAATTCTAGAGAATCCCCACATGGTGCGCCCCAATATCACAGCGGGAGATGCCGCCACCACCATTGATGTTCGTATGACTATTGCCGCTCTTATGTAAAAGGAGATCGTCCTATGCGCTGGATTCGCGCCTTCTTCTTCATCTTGACCCTGGCCTGTGTGCCGGTCTCGGTATTGGCGCAATCCAATGTCGGAACGATTACTCGCCTCGGGTCTACCCTACAAATTGTCGGGTCCGTCGCCGCACTCAACGGTATCGCCATTCAGGTGGATACTTCTGGCTATCGTTGGGTCTCTATCCAAGTTGGCAATACTTTTGTTGGAACACTGGCTATTGAAACGTCAAATACGGGCGTCGATTGGGAAACGACGACGGTGGCAGCTATTGGCGCCTTATCCCCGACTCCAGGCGTGGTCTCAGCTACTGCCCCGGGCATGTGGCAAGGACCAGTGAATGCTCGTTACTTTCGGGTGAAAGCCACGGACTACGTGAGCGGGACTGCGGATGTGACTACGCTGTTGTTTCCTACTCCCTCAGCGTGGCAGTTGGGAAGCGCGAGTGGGGATGGGGGTTCCTGCTCTCCTATTACCGGCTTTCAGTTGACGACTGCTGGCAACCCTGTCATGGGCACCACTGCTTTTGATCAGTCGCTTGCGCCGCTCTGTGTGGTCGCGGGCGCCGATGCGTTAGCGAGCGCCGGAGGGGAGCTGTCCTCTGTGGCGATTGGCGACCATACGCTGACTGCCGATTCAAGCGGCACGCTTAACACAGCCGTAGGCTTTCAGGCGGGCACCGGCGTTACCACCGGCGGCCACAACACGATTCTCGGTGCGGAAGTAGGCCAAGCGCTTACCACAGGCAGCGGTAACATTTATCTCGGAAATAGCACGGCAACGAATGCGGGCTCAGGAGCAGAAAGCGATACGTTGCGTATCGGAACTTTGCTCGTTGGAGATCTGAGTGGGACGCATTTAGGTATTGGCGGAACGCCCAGCGCAAATGCGGCCCTTGATGCTTCCTCACAGACCAGTGCGCTTAAACTCCCAAGCGGCACCACGGCCCAGCGTCCCACTGCTGAAAATTCTATGATTCGCTACAACTCAGACATCCCTGGTGTCGAGGCGCGGGTCAATGGTTCCTGGACGACATTAGGGGCAGCTGGCGTTCCGACAGGAACGGTAAACACAGGGACGGCGGGCCAATTGGCCTACTACGGCGGGACGGGGACTGCGGTTGACGGGAATGTCAACGCCAACATCTCGAATGGCTCTCTGACGCTCGGTGTTGCGAATACAACGATTGGGAAGGTGCTGCTCAAGGGTAATACCTCTGGAACAGTAACGCTTGCGCCCCAAGCAGCGGCAGGCACGCCAGTGGTTACGTGGGGTACGAATACTGGCACTCCTGTGGTGACGGGGTCTTCTCCGTTGGTGGTGACGTCGGCCACGGGTGACGCGAGCTGCCCGACATGCGCGACCACTACGAACGGAGGGGATCTTACAGGCACTGCCCCTGTTGCAGTTTCTGCTGCCGGTGCGATTTCTCTCTCCGGTACTGCGGGCCAAGTGCCAAATGGTTTGACCGGCGCCTTTACCGCGACTCCGACACTCGGTATCGCAGGCGCCTCGATTGGCACCCTCACTTTTGCCGGAAATAGTAGCGGGTCCGTACTACTCAAGCCCCAAGCGGCTGCAGGTACGCCTACCGTTACTTTCGGTACGGCCAGCGGTACGCCTGCTGTGACTGCATCCTCCCCCCTCGCGATTACCAGCGCCACCGGCAATATGACCTGCGCGACCTGTGTTACGAGTTCAGGGGGGGGCGCCATCACAGGTACTGCCCCTGTGGCCGTCAGCGCTGCCGGCGCCGTCTCGCTTTCTGGTGGTGCTGGACAAGTGCCCAATGGGGCAACCGGCGCTTTTACTGCAACCCCGACTCTCGGTGCTTCTGGAACACTTGGCTCTCTCACCATGGGCAATGCCACTTCCGGGACCGTAACCGTTGCTCCGGTGGCTGGCGCTCTTGGGACGGTGACCTGGAGCCTCCCCGCTGCAACGGATACCGCAGTGGGTAAAGCAACCACTGATGTTTTTACCAATAAGACCTTCGATACTGCTGATACCGGCAACGTATTGAAGATTAACACTACCGCCGTGACCGATAAAACGGGAACGGGAAAAGTGGTGTTGGATACGACGCCGACGCTAGTAACGCCTGTACTTGGGGCAGCGACCGGCACAACACTGGCCTTGGGCGCGAATGGCGGGTCCATTGGACAGTTGACGATGAACGGCAATACGAGCGGGACCGTCACAGTCAAGCCGCAAGCCGCGGCTGGGACACCCACGGTGACATGGGGCACGTCTTCAGGGACGCCCGCCGTAACCGTATCTGCGCCGCTCGCGTTGAGTACCGCAACGGGAAATCTCACGGTGACCGGGGCCGCAGGCCAAGTCTTAGCTGGGGCTACTCCTGCATTTACAGCGACACCAACCCTAGGAGCTTCTGGGACGTTAGGCTCTCTCACAATGGGGAATGCGACCTCTGGAACCATTACCGTTGCTCCCGTGACTGGCGCTCTTGGGACTCCTACTCTTAGTCTGCCTGCCGCAACTGATACGCTCGTGGGCAAAGCAACCACCGATACTCTCACGAACAAAACCTTTGACACGGCGGGCAGTGGGAATGTTTTTAAGATCAACACCGTGACCGTGTCCGACAAGACCGGCACTGGCAAAATGGTGTTAGATACTTCCCCTACGCTTGTAACTCCGGTGTTGGGTGTTGCCTCTGGAACATCGCTTGCGCTTGGTGCGAGCGGGACACTTGGCTCAATGAGTATGGGCAACGCTACCTCTGGAGTCGTGACCGTACAACCTGTAGCAGGAGCCCTAGGAACCGTCACTTGGAGTATTCCTGCCGCTACGGATACCGCCGTAGGCAAGGCCACGACTGATACTCTCACGAATAAAACCTATGACACTGCGGGGTCCGGGAACGTTTTCAAGATTAACGGGACCGCGATTAGTGACATTACTGGTACGGGGAAAGCCGTGCTGGATACGACTCCTATCCTGACAACCCCCGTCCTCGGTGTTGCCGCCGCCACCTCGATCAATAAGGTCGCGATTACACCGCCTGCTACTTCGGCAACTCTTACGATAGCAGACGGTAAGACACTGACCGCCAGCAATACGTTGACCTTTACAGGGACTGATACTTCGACTGTGGCGTTTGGTGCGGGCGGTACGGTTGCGTATACCGGGAATAAGCTCAGCGTCTTTGCTGCAACCACATCTGCGGAACTGGCTGGGGTGCTCTCTGATGAGACGGGCAGTGGCACGGCAGTGTTTAATACCTCACCGACGTTGGTGACGCCGACATTAGGCGTTGCGAGTGCAACAACGGTAAATACGACGGGTACTGGCACGACCTGCCAATATCAACTCGGCGGCGTGTGCGCGCTCTGGGAAGATGGCGCCACCAATCAGAATACAGTGGTAGGCAACTCGGGCGCCCCTGCAACAATTAGTGGCGGCACTGGCAATACCTATATTGGATACCATGCAGGGAACGCCACCATTGGCGGCGGCTCAAATGTTGCCATTGGAACCAATGCCGATGCCTTAGTGACAAGTGGCGGCGATAATGTGGCAATGGGCAATGGCGCCCTACATACGGTTGTGAGCGGGAATGACAATACGGCTATTGGCGATGGAGTGCTTGGCTTACATACTGGGTCGAACGCTACGGGTTTAGGATCTGCGGCGCTCCAGGTTGCTACCGGCGCCGGCAACACCGCATTGGGGCGAAAGGCCGGTCTTATCGTGACGACCGGCGCCAATAATCTGCTTATCGGTCCCAATGTCGCGTCGACGGTACTGACGACCGGTTCCAATAATATCGAAATGGGGGTCAGCGCCGCTATCACGACCGCATCGTTAAGCACGTCGGACACAATCAATATCGGCGGCACTGGCGGGAGTTGGGTGCTCGTAACGGGGACTGGAACAAACACCACTGCCAATACGATTATGCACGGTATTCTACAGCTGCCCGATTTGTCCACGAATACCGGCGCGACGACTGGCACGGTGTGTTGGACAACGTCAACAGGGAATCTTCGAGTCAACAACTCGACTGCCTGTACGGCGTCTCTTGAAGAATGGAAAAATATCAAGTGGTCCCATGCCATGAATGGCCTTGATATTGTCATGAAACTCAAACCCTTCTGGTTTACTTGGAAAAAGAAGGAAATTGCTGCCGGTGATAAGTATGAACAGCCAGGGCTCGGCGCTCACCATACCGAGAGCGTAGATAAGCGGCTCGTGGGTTATGGTACCGACGGCAAACTTCAAGGCGTGCGATACCAGGAACTTACAGCGGTCTTAGTCAAAGCCATTCAGGAACAACAGGCGCAGATTGACGAACTCAAACGTCAACTCGCGAGACGATCATAATTCATGCGTAAACTCTATGTACTGCTCTTTCTTTTTCTCCTCTTTTTGCCCGCGCCTCTCCAGGCCGCCACCTATTATGTGTCCTCCACAGGCGATGATACCTGTGGCGATGGCCTGACCCCAGAGACGGCGTGGCATACGGTGCTGCGGGTCAATCTGCAATCCTTCCATCCTGGTGATCTTATCCTCTTCCGTGGCGGCGATTCTTTCGCCGGCCCTATTCGTTTCTCCTCCAGCGATAGTGGCTCTTCCGTTAATCCCGTGCTTGTGTCCTCCTATGGCGCGGGTCGCGCCACGATTACCGGCAATCAAGGCATCGTCGCGAACAATCTCAGTTGGATGACCGTTACTGGATTGAATTTTGTGGGCAACGGAACGCCTGCGACTTCACTGGGTGACGGGCTTGTCTTTACACAAAATAATGGCAGCGGTAGTGCGGGTATTTCTCTCTCTGATCTTTCCGTGAGTGAGTATGGGCGGTACGGTATTTTGTTGTATGCGTTTACTTCGTATCGCACGATTCGGTTGACGACCCTTGCGGTGCATAACAACGGCAACACGGGGGTGGTGATCGGCGCCGGCGCTCAGAATGTCAATCAGGATATTATTCTCGATGGCGTGATTTCACATGATAACGCTGGCGGCTCTGGCATTAGCCTAGGAGGGACGCTGAGCGGTGAAATTGTAAACTCAGAAGCCTACGCCAATGGGGCCACAAATTCGAGCACTCCAGGCCCGGCAGGTATTGCCGTGTATGACTCTAGTGCGATGAACATGCACGCTAATAACTCGCATGGGAATCTGACAGGCAGCGTCGATGGCGAGGGGTTTGTTCTTGGTCCCAATGTTCAGAATTCGACAGTGCATGACAATATATCCTCTGCGAATGATGGGGCTGGATATCTTCTTCGACAAGATATCGCTGGACTTTCGCAACATACCAATACGCAGGTTACAAACAATATATCTACGGATGATGCCATTTTGAGCATGGGTAGCCTCACTGTGCGGGGCGCAGTGACGAACTCGGTCTTGAACTCCAATACGTTGACGCTCACTTCCGGGGCGCACCCGCGTGCGACCATCTTGATTGACAATCCCGTCTCTGCGTCCGCGTGTGTCCAAGATGTGGGACTCGGGGGCAATCCTCTGACGACTACCGGCCCGGATCTTATCATCGCGACAGTGGGGCAACTTGCCTGTCAAACCGGTCTCTTCTTTTCGGGCAATATCTTTGTGGCGACGCCGTTTGTGGTTCTCTGGGGGGTAGATACCTACGCTACCTGCTCAGATTGGCGGATTGCGACTGGGCAAGAGACCTGTCCTATTACACCCCCGAACCCTCCCGTTGTGTCGAGCGTCTCGCCGGCGACCGGAGCGCAGAGCGCAAGCAATCTCAGTGTTACTATTACCGGCACGGATTTTCGCACAGGTGGAACATGCGATTTCGGCGTTGGCATTACCAGCACCTGCTCCTTTGTTTCTTCGACAACCCTTACTGGGCTGCTGACGATTGCCTCCGATGCGCCCCAGGGTGGACATACTGTCACGGTGACCAACCCAGATTTTCAATTAAGCACTTTGTCGAATGGATTCACCGTGACACAGGGGCCACGCCCGCCGCCAGTGATTACCTCTGTTGTCCCTAATATCGCGGCGCGTGGCGACACCGTTGCGGTCGTCATTACTGGCACGGGCTTTCAGAACGGCGCGACTTGTGGTTTTGGCGCCGGGATCAACACACTGAGCTGTCCATTCACGTCGAGTACGCAACTGACTGCGAATATCACGATTGATGTAGGGGCGGATCTTGGCACCTATACCCTGACAATCACCAATCCCGATGCGCAAATTACTACACTGGCCCCTGCCTTTACTGTTACGCAGCCCACTCCTCCACCCCCAACGATTACCTCACTGACCCCAAACATTGCGGCGCAAGGCGCGACCGTCGCCGTAGCGATCGCTGGTGCGAATTTTCAGAACGGAGCCACCTGTGATTTTGGGGCAGGGATCACCACAAATTCTTGTTCCTTTACTTCCTCCTCGTCATTGACGGCGAATATCACCATTGCTGGAGGCGCCACGCTAGGTACGCGCTCACTGACTGTCACGAATCCCGATTCTCAGAGCGCTGCCCTTGCAGCGGGCTTTACGGTTTCGCAACCTCCGCCTCCTCCTCCAGTCGTATCATCTGTTACGCCCAATACTGGCGCCCAAGGCGATAGCATTGCGAGTGATGTTATTGCTGGAACCGGCTTTCAGAGTGGTGCGACCTGCAGTTATGGGGCCAATATCACGGTCAATAGCTGTACGTTTAACTCTGCTACGCAGCTTACCGCGAATATCACGATTGGTGGGGGTGCAGCGGTGGGAAATCGGACAGTCACGGTGACCAATCCTGACTCCCAAGTGGGTAGTCTGGTGAGCGCCTTTACCGTGACAGGGGCAGTGATTCCCGCGCCTACTGTGACCTCGGCCTCTCCCAACACCGGGGCGCAAGGCGCCACACTTTCTAGTGTTGTCATTACCGGCACCAATTTCCAATCTGGCGCTACCTGTAATTTCGGTGCGAGTATCACGATCAACTCCTGTATCTTCAATTCCGCTACGCAAATCACAGCGAATATTACCCTTGCTGTAGGTACGACGCTTGGACTACGAAACATTGCTATTACCAATCCCGACTTGCAAACCGGGACTGGAGTAAGCGTCTTTACCGTGACGGCCTTTGTGAATCCTGCTCCGACGGTCACCGGGGTGAATCCTAATGCTGGAGTACAAGGAGACAGTGGCAGTAGTATTGTGATCACTGGCACCGGGTTTCTTGCCTCTCCGACCTGCAATTTCGGCACTGGCATCACCATTAATAGCTGTACCCGTAACTCCGCCACACAGATCACGGCGAGTATTACCATTGGCGCGAGCGCCTCGGTGGGGGTACGCACAGTGACGGTGACGAACACTGACGCGCAAAGTGGCAGTCTTGTCAGTGGGTTTAACGTTCAATCGGCGGCGCTCCCTCCCCCAGTGGTGACTTCCGTGACGCCCCCGAACGGCGCACAAGATGCGGTGCTGACTGGAGTTCTGATTGCCGGCTCTGCTTTTCAGAGCGGCGCAACCTGTTCCTTCGGCGCCGGCATTGCCGTCAATTCTTGTGTCTTCAATTCTCCTACACAACTCACGGCAGCACTGACGATTGCTCAAGCGGCGACTACAGGGGTGCGCAACGTAACAGTGACCAATCCCGATACGCAAGCTGGGACATTAACTGATGGTTTTACGGTCACACCATTTATTAACGACCCGCCCACGATTACCAGTGTCACGCCCAATGTGGGGACACAAGGGACAGTGGCTAGTGTGACAATTGTAGGAACAGGGTTTCTCAATCTGCCGACGTGCAATTTCGGCGCGGGCATTGCCAATACGTGCACTTTTAATTCCAGCACGTCGATCACGGCGAGTGTGACGATCAATGGCGCTGCTGCTGTTGGCCCACGGACAGTCACAGTGACGAACCAGGATGCGCAGAGCGGCAGTCTCGTGAGTGGGTTTTCTGTGCAAGCAGCGCCGCTCCCTCCTCCGGCGCCGACCTCCGCTTCACCCAACTCAGGCGCGCAAGGCGCCACCTTGACTGCTGTGGTGATTACCGGGTCTGCCTTTCAGAGTGGCGCTACCTGCAATTTTGGCGCGAGTATTACCATCAATAGCTGTATCTTCAATTCCGTCACGCAGATCACTGCGAACATCACGCTCGCCGCCAATACCACCCTTGGGCTGCGCAATATCGCTATCATGAACCCTGATGGACAAACCGGGACTGCCGTGTCCTCTTTTACAGTTACGCCTTTTGTGAATCCTGTTCCTACGGTGACCTCGATTTCCCCGACGTTTGCACAGCAAGGCGCAACGACAAGTATTACGATTACTGGCACGGGGTTTCTGACCGGGCCAACCTGTTCCTTCGGTACAGGAGTCATCGTCAACACCTGCGCGCTGAACTCCGCGACTTCGATTACTTCCAGTATCACCGTTGGCGCTGCTGCTTCCCCTGGAGCACGGCCGGTCATGGTGACGAATACCGATCAGCAAAGTGGGAGTCTGACCAACGGTTTTACCGTGACTGCGGCGCCGCCGCCCGCGCCTACTATTAGTGCGGTGTCTCCGGTCTCGGGCGCGCAAGACGCGGTGCTGAGCATAGTGATTACCGGCGCTGATTTTCAGAGTGGCGCCACCTGTAGCTTCGGTGCTGGAATCACGATCAATAGCTGTGTCTTTAACTCAGCCACGCAAATCACGGCAGGCATTACGATTGCTGGGGGTGCGACGATTGCGACTCGTAATGTTGTCGTTACCAATCCCGACACCTTGACCGGCACCCTGACGAACGGGTTTGCCGTAACCGCCGCTCCTCCCCCTCCTGCTCCGACTATCACGTCTATTGCCCCTACGAGCGGCACGCGCGGAGCATCCGCGTTTAACGTGATTATTACCGGAACGAACTATGTCACCGGACCATCCTGTAGCTTCGGCGCCGGAGTAACGGTCAATTCCTGCACCCGCAACTCGGCCACGCAGATTACGGCGAATATCACGGTTGCTGCGCAAACGGCGCTAGGAACCCGCACGGTCATTGTCACGAATGCGGACGGGCAAAGTAGCAGTCTCGTTGCGGGCTTCACTGTTGCTGGTCCTGCTTTTGCCACGATTACCTGGACCGATAATTCCTCTCTTGAAACGGGCGATCATGTGTACCGCTCGTGTAGTGACGCTGGGGATACGCTGATTGCCACGACGGCAGCAAATGCAGTGATGTATGATGACACAAACATGCCGCAAACGACGAGCTGCTGCTACAAAGTAGCCTCGTTTAATGCAACCGGCGAATCCGCAAGGATCGGTGGAACCGGCGCGGCCTGTTTTCTCCCCTTTCAGCCGCAACCCCCGATCCTTGCATTCGGGGCAAATGAAGCGTCGGGAACGGTCGTTACGGATTCCGCCGATTCTCTCCCTGGTACATTTACGAATGGGGCGCGTGCAGCCCATGCCAGCTTTGGGAATGCGCTTAACTTCAATGCAACCAATTCAATTTTGACCATTGCGGGCCTGACTGCAGACTCTACGCAACGCACTTGGGAAGCCTGGATCTTTATTCGTTCGACAGGGGGAGGCGGCGTAGGCAGAATCTTCGATAAGGGAATAGAACTCGCCCTCATCAGTGGCAACGGCACTGCCTTAGAATTTCAGCGGTTCTACTCGGGCGGCATCGCCAAGTGGAGCGTCCCCATTCCGACACTCAACGCCTGGCATCATGTGGCGATTAGTCACGATGGGCTCCCCGCCTCTCTTCCCCGCTGGTGGCTGGATGGCGTCGAACAGACAGTGACTGCCGTTGCTGTCGTGACGGGAACACTCCAGACCAACGCGCAAGCGGAAACATGGGGGAACCGCCCTGCTCTTGATAGAGCGTGGGATGGCAACCTTGACGAAATACGAACGTATAACCGCCTACTGTCTACCTATGAGGTCCAGCAGGATATGGGAACTGCTCTCCCCTAATATGAACACATTGCTTTGTCTTCTCTTTCTGATATTCACGCTTGCGCCCGCGCATGCTGCGATTCTCAACAAATTCCCCGTTGACTACAACGACAACACATATGGGCAAGCGGATAGGTGCGCGCAATCGGTAATCAATGCTGGCAGTTGCCCCACTCCGAATTTTCAGTCTACGCCGAATCCTGGCGCCATTACCATTACCACGGCGCCTTCCTTACCCGTCAGTGAAGGAACGCACGCGATCCAGCATATCGCGAAACCTGGGCAAATTGCTGGATTCTGGAATCCATGTTGGCTCTTTGGAAGTAACTTAACGGGGCTCCCCTCGTGTGACCGCAGTGAGTCTGAAATTGCTATTCCCTACACCCCCGAGGCCGACGAATGGTACGGGTTTTCCGTGCGGATTGATTCCGCGACGCAGTATACGCACAATGCGTCGTTTAATGATTTTAATGGGCAAGTGATTTTCCAAGCCCACCAGCTTGGCGGCTCCTGCGGATCTGGCTTTGGGCCACGCTTTGTTATTTGGTTCTCAAATCATACGGGCTCCTTAGTCTGGAATGCTCATGTGGATGCACAGAATAATACGGGGACAAGTTGTCCAAACGTGAACTTAGCTACCCGCACCGATCTTCCTCTTGGCGCCGCCGTGCTGGATCAGTGGGAGAACTTCGTGATTCATGCGCGCTGGAGTACATCGAATGGACTCTTGCAAATCTGGCGGAATGGGACAGGGACAACCGGCGGCACTCCTACGGTGATATTTACTGGCATTAACTCTTTTAATAATTTCAACCAAACAGATGTCAAATGGGGCGTGTATCAAAGTTGGTGGATTGCAAACACGGCTGGTCATATTCCACCAGCAGGAGAAAAAAGTATTGTCTATCACGATAACATCAAGGTTGGTAATGCAGCATCGAATTTTGCGGAAGTAAACCCGGCTCCCAGTGCGGCGCCGCTGCCAAATCCGCCGTCTAACGTTGCGGTCCAGGTGCATTAGTAAGGAGTTATCTATGGGAACGTGGGTCAATTGGCAAACGGGCCTTCCGGGCCTCTTTAATATCTTGATGGGTGTGTATTTTCTGTATCAAGGCCATAATTCGGAAGCCATGCTCGCCTTCTCCGCAGGAATGGCTGGCTTGCGTGCTCGTCAAGTCAATGTCACGAGTGAACAAGCGGGGTTGAAAGGGCCAGCAGCTCAGGCGGAGGCCATTGTCGACGCTGTAAAGTAATAGACTATGGCAGTCACGGTCACCAGTATTACTCCGAATTTTGGCGCGCAAGGCGGCCATCTGTTCCATGTCGTGATCCATGGAACCGGCTTTGTTGCGGGTGCGGTGGTGACCTTTAGCGGCGCGAATGTGGCCCCCGAGGCCGCAACCACTGTTATTGATTCGGCCACGCAGATTCATCTTAACGTCGTCATCAATGGCGGCGCGGCGCTTGGCCGGCGCACAGTGACGGTTACAAACCTCGATGCCTCCACCGGAAGTCTTGTCGTTGCGTTTACCGTGACTCTTCTCTCGTTTACGGCGTATCAACCCTACAATCATCTACCAGGGCTCGCCCGCAACTGCTTACTCTATGATCCTCGTGGCGATGTGGCGCCCTATCTCTACTCGATCGGCGGCGCTCCCAACAATGCAGGTGCGTCTTCTCACGTCTGGGCGCTCAATCGTCGCACGGGCGTCATTACCGATCACACCGGACAATTTCACAACTGGCCGAGTTTTGGGCCACCTGATATGGACGAGTTTGGGGTGCTGTGGTGGATTGGGATTGAAGTGGGGAACCTCACGCAGAGTAAAGAAGCACAGACGGCCTTTGCTGCAGACACGTTGACGAAGATCGGCAGCGTCACCACGAACGGCGTCACTATTCTGTATCCTTCAGCCGGCCAAGTCCGCGTCGATCGCCATAGCCCGAATCATTTTGTTTGGGCGCTCGACCAAGCTGACGATCATTCAATCCACGGCAATCTTCACTGTTGGGACCGAGAGACGCGCGTTCGTGTGTACAACAAGACTGCCGCGAGCTGGGATGGGGTACCGGTGGGCGGCACGCGCAATCGAGTCTGGGATATTGACTCGGATTCCGCGGGCAATTTGTGGTGCGTCAGTCTCGACGATAATGCAGTCTATACCTTGCTCTGGAAAGTGGCGCCCGATGGGACACAGACGCTGATGGAAGACTTGAGCGCTAATTTTACGATGGGCCATCGAGCAGAACCCATGGTGCGGTGGGTTGCGGCTGATAATTCCTTGTTCATCGGCGCCGCGGACAAACTTGTAAAGTGTCGTCTTACTGATGGCGTCGTAACGGATACTGCTGATGCGCCCATTACTATTCAGTACGACCATAATTATCAATCGTTCCATCACACGATTGACGATACGTCGATGTTTTTGGTCGATGGCGGTGTAACTGGTCCGATCTTTTACGAAATTGATTTACTCACATTAGATATCATTCGGAGTATAGACTTCGCTGGAGTGACCGGGTGCGTCGGTGTCTTTTTTAATGGATTCAACCAAACGAATGATGCTTCTCGCGTATTTAACCCTACAACTGCGCTCTACGATCCGGTGTTAGGTGGATGTTGGTGTGAAGACTTCTCTCAGGGTGTGGTGGGCGCCTTCGTCTTTGGCGATGTGATCCCTACTCCGCCTTCCCCTGTCGAACTCACCTTTCAAAAGACGCTCTGTCTGCCCCGCGTCATTACGCTCAAGACGTTTCATTATGGCGTGATCAGCTTGGCCGAAGGAGAAACGCCCGTGCCGATTCTGAATAGTACGATTGATGACTTGGTGCTTGGCAGCGCCGATCAGTTAATACGCCAAGTGCAGGCAATTCCCCCGGGGCTGACTCTGACAAAAGCGTGGTTCACGATCAAGGAAAATCTTCAGCAAACTGACGACGAAGCCCCCTTCCAGAAGGTGATTACTCCCATACTCGGGATGAATGGGCAGATTACAGATGACGGCACGACGGATGGGGTTGGACGCCTCGTCTTTGCGATTTATGCTTCTGAGATGTCTCGTGTAATTTTCTCCACCCGGAAACTTTATTTTTACGATATCAAGGTCTTAACCAGTGACGGCAACCCGTATGCTCGCGAACTCGGGCGCGTGCGGTTTGTCCAGGGTGTCACGGAGGCGGTTGCCTAATGCTGAAACCCTACTACGAAGAAGACGGCATCGTGCTCTACCACGGGGATTGTCGAGAGATTTTGCCGGAGGTGGGGCCGGTGGATGCCGTCATTACTGACCCGCCTTACGGAATCCGTAAACTTATGCAAGGTGGCACTTGGGCAAAGAAAAACCTGTACATCAGCGATGGTGCTATATGGGACAGTGCCCCTCCCGCGAAAGAAGTTTTTGACTTACTCCTGACAAAAGGCCAAAAGATTATTATCTGGGGCGGAAATTATTTCCCATTGCCTCCGGCTCGGTGCTGGTTGATTTGGAATAAGCCGGAAAGGAATTTCACGTTAGCTGATGCTGAACTTGCCTGGACAAATTTAGACAAACCAGTCCGCACATTTGATTTGCCACGACTAGGGCGAAGGCCATTACACCCTACAGAAAAGCCCCTTCTCCTTATGTCTTGGTGCTGCTCCTTTGTCGAAGGGGACACCCTCGACCCCTTCGCCGGTTCCGGCACCACGCTAGTAGCCGCAAAGCAACTCGGCAGAAAAGCTATCGGCATCGAGATTGAGGAATCGTATTGTGAAATCGCTGCGAACCGCCTAAGAAACACGACGCCGAGCCTGTTCACACCGAAGCGGCCCCAAGCGGAACAACTCAAGCTGGAGGCAGTAGCGTAATGCACCTCCTCTTCCATCGCTACGAGAAGTTGCGGGTGTGGAGTCCATGGCGCAACAATGCGCTCTCCGGACCTGTGGTTCTTGACCGTGGCCGTGCGCAGTGGTCACCCCGCATTCAACCATACGAACGCTTCGCAGAAGCTGATGGAAATCTTATTCCTGCTGTTTCGGGTGGCATCGGATTGCATGGTGGGTTCAGCCACATGCGTCCGGTGATCGGCTTTGACCTTGGAGATACGGGCGCTAACTTTTCGACCCAGGATATTAACACTGCTTATACGGCAGGGTCCGCAGGGATTGCCATCGGTGCAGGCGGCGCCATCCCCTTAGCGAAGACGCTCAGTGCCCTCTACTTTAATATCAATGCCTACCATGGCACTGCCGCCAACGTCACCTCAATCAATGCTGAAGTACGAGCGCATACCGCCTACAAGCCAAATACTGGGATTGCGGCGTTAGCGACGGCTACGGTCAATCCGTTGTCACAAGCAGGGTGGATCAAGAGTGGAACGCTCACAGTGTCCATCGCCGCTAATACTCTCTATTGGTTCATTGTCGCGAATGCGGCAGCCAGTGGAACCGATTACATTACCGTCCTGCACCGGGATTTTAATACCTTGAGTGTGGGCTCCACGATCTTGTGGAATGCCGCGAGTACGGCCAACGGCTGGTCGACACTGACGATTCGGAATCAGACCCAAGGGATTGTGGCAATTTTTACCGATGGCACAGCGGCGGGCGATCCGTTTACTGCTTTTACCGCCAGCGCGTTAGATACGAACCAGCGCGGGCTTTATATTGATGGCGTGACCGAAAAGCTCGAAGTGTATGGTGTCGTCAATTATATTGGCAGTAACGTTGTCAATGCGACCGGCGTGAGATTGTGGGAAGGGAATGGTGGGGGACCTGCTGGTTCGCCTGCCCGATTTGGTACCGAGCGTCTCTCTACCGACGGTACAGTCTATATTGGCTGTCTCTTCTCTGCCCCGTATACGTTGATCAAAAACACGCCCTACCGGTTTGTCTACTATGGGTCCACCAACTGGAATGCTCCCCATCGCCGGCAGATTGGAACCGTCGCCACGACCGTAAATAGTGGTTCCGCAGCGGAGCTGGCAAAAGCCTTTCCTGGAGGCGGCTCGTGGTACTACACGAAGGAAACCGCAGGGGCGTGGGTCGATACCACAACTGAGTTCCCGATGATGGACTTTTATGTGTTGGATCAAGTAGCGTCGGGTGGAGGTGGTGGAGGTGTGGCCGGTGGGGGCGGGGGAGCAATCATCTTAGGATAATCTTATGGGCTATCGTGGCGATTATAATCCTGGCGCGGTTCTCTATTTCAACTTCACTTCGTTAGACATTAGCGTCTCGCCTGCTGTCCCGTTTACGCTGTCAGGGGGTACGGTTAGCATCTACAAGGACGATAGCCTCTCGCAGACGACCACGGGGGTTACGCTTTTAGCAGATCACGACGGCCTGACGGGGCTGAACAACGTGAAGATTGATACCGGCGCTGATGGAACTTTCTATGCTGCCGGGCATCACTTTCAGGCGGTACTGACTGCGGGCACGGTGAATGGTGTAACTGTCGTTAGTTATGTGCTCGAAAGTTTCTCGCTGCAAGCTGGGGTGGCAGCAACCCTTGCAACGCTTGCCACAAATATGGCGACTGTGCTTGCCCGGTTTGGCTCGATTACCGGTACGGGTGTAAATACTTTGCTGGGGTTCTTCAAAGCGTTGCTCTCAAAAACAGCCTCGACGCCTTCTGATATCGGCGGCACGTTTAATCCCGCTACGGATTCTACCGAGGCGCTTGCTGATAATGTGAGCGGCGGCAGTCTGACTCAAGCAGATATTCGAGATGCGCTTGGCCTCGCTATCCCGAACCTCGATACGCAGCTCGTGTCTCTCCAAGCGGACACGAATGATATCCAGATTCGTCTTCCGTCCGCATTGGTGGCTGGCCGGATGGATTCGAGTACCGGAGCCATGGCAGCAAATACGCTGACCGCTTCCGCTCTTGCAACCGATGCTGTTACTGAAATTCAGTCGGGACTCTCAACCTTAAATGCTGCCGCTATTCGCGCAGCCATCGGGTTAGCCATCGCGAATCTCGATACCCAACTTGTGGCATTAGCCGCTCAAATTACGACAGTGCAGAACGCAACGACGAATTTTGCTGACGTAACCAGTGTGTCCGCGGCAAAGGCGAATCTCGCCCAAGGTGTCCGTGCTTTGGTTGACCGTTTCTTTGATGAACATGCACAGTCTGCTGGTGCGCAGACAATCAAAAATGATGCTGGCACCGTGATTGCCACGTTGCCTGTTAGTAACGTGGGCGGCACAATTACTTACTCGCAGGCAACGTAATGCACCTTGATGAGTGGTCAGCCGATGGACACGCGGGGATTACTCTCAGCGACCAAGTTGCGGGCTTGTCCCTCGATTTTGATAATGCCCCCGCGTTCATCCTTCCGTTTAGCTTATTTCGGGCGGCAGCGGAAGCCGAGGAGTATGATCTCTACCAAGGCGCCGAAGCCTGCGCCCTCTGGCAAGCCCCCGATGATGAGGAGTTGCCCACTATGACCGCCACCCTTTCTATTGTTCCCAATCAGCCAGTTGTGATTCTGCTCCGGGAATGTGATCTCACGGGTGCATACATTACGCAAGCCTCACTCTCGTCTATTACTTACGCTGTGTTCGATACAAGCGGCGAAGATCCAGAAACGGCGATTGATACCGGGACGCTCACGATTGTGAGCACCGTGTTTGATCGCCCGAAGATCGACAAGCGCTGGACCGCTGACAGCGTTGGCTACAATTTTTTGCATGTGCTCGATGCCTTTCCTGATGCCGGACATTTCTATTCGGTGTATTATCAGTTTATTCCTACATCGGGCGCTGATGCCCGATTTGCCCGGATTGTTCCGGTCAAAACAGCAAACTTTCATGGGACCTTGCCCTAGGAGTTTAGTATGGCGTTTCTCAATTTTGATGATATCAACGGTCGGGTCCGGCTCCGTGTCAAGCCGCTCGATATAGAAGAAGCCCGGACTGTGGTAGATGATGAGTGGCGTGGCCTCATGAATGAGTACGCATGGTCGTTTGCCCGGCAAAATCTTGTCTTGACTACAATTGCTCCGAAGACGGATGGAACGATTGCCGTTGTTGCAGGTGGTGCGACCGTTACCGGGACTGGTACGTCATTTGCCGATCCTGGGGATGTCGGGAAATTTATTCGTCTTCCGGACTCCAATTTTTACGAAGTCTCTGCTGTGACGGCGCAAGTGCTGACGTTGACTGCGCCCTTTACTGGAACGACTGTTACTGGCGCGTCCTATACTCTCTTTCAACATCGCTACGCTCTTCCTGTTGGCATTGAACGCATTCTCACGATGGCCGGTGCTTATCCCGTGCGCGAGGGCACACAGTGGAATCTTGATGCCGTAGATCCGCAACGCCTTGTGACCGGGCAACAGTGGGGGTATATGCCAATCGGAGAAAATAGTCTTGGTCAGTCCATGATTGAACTTTCGCCTGTCCCTGATGCTGTGTATCATTTGACCTATGTGGGCTTGATTGCGGGGTCAATTACTTCTGGAGACCAGATTCTTACGCTCCTGGCACAGGTCTTACTTGAGAAAGCGATTGCAAACGGATGTCTAACGGTTGCGGGAAATGGGAATGTACAAGAAGGTCCGTATTGGATGCGTTTGGCCGCCGAATGGGAGAAAAAACAGATTGATCGTATGCCGCGTGTCCGCCGTGCCGATCGCTACCGCTTCGGCTATGCCGAACGCAAACCGGGTGATTTTTATGATGCGTGGGGCACCGATACACATTATGGATTCCCCGCCTTTGAGTATTAACGATGTCTACCTTCGCTGATATTATTCTCGACGTGCAGTCTACTCTGGATGATGAGGATGGTACGTTCCATACCGATGCCAATGTCCAGACGTACCTGGAGCACGGTGAATTGTTTCTCTCACTCTCTCGGTTTCTTGTCGAGAAGACCGTTACGTTTCCATTGCTCGCGAATGTTCCTGAGTACAATATGCTCGATACCTATCCTGATTGGTGCTGGCCCCTGCGTATCACCATTGCGAATTTTCCTGTGACAGAAATCAAGCTCGATACTGTGGCGCGGGTGCGTCCTGCCTGGCGCACGCAACGCGGCACGCCTGAGAATTACATTCGCTTGGGGCATACTATGTCAGCCTTCGTGAAACCGCCTAGCGCAAATATGAATGTTGACATTACTTATCTTGCGTGCCCGCCTACGACTTTGAGTGATCCTCCTGCCGGAGTGAGTCCTGTGATTCAAGATATGTGGCATGAAGCCCTGATGACTTACGCAACAATGTTAGGTGCTGCCAAAGAAGGGCAAATGGCTCGTACTCAGGATCTTTTGAAAATGGTGGCAGAACATGCGGGGAATAAGAGAGATGTGCGCTTCCTTCGTGATTCGACGCAACGCGATGCACCCTCACGTTTCGAGGCTCCCTTAACAAAGAGTGATGAGAGACCGTAATGGGCAATTTTTGGGTTATCTTTATTGGCATCGCAATTGGGACACTCCTTGCCGAAGTGTTTCTCTACGTTGTGAGGAAAACGAAACGCCGCCATGACCATCCCAAGTGACATTCTGTACACCTGTAAGGATTTGCTCCGGCTTCCCGTTAACAATACGGAGTGGGATATCAAGCTCCAAGATGTCTACTCTGACGAATTGCGGGTGTTATTGCAAACAACCGACTGGTTTATGGAGACTGAATTCCCGAACACGGTAGCGAATCAGCGCCGCTATGTTGCGCAACCGCGCATGCGCCGCATTGTGTCCGTGATGTACGGCAGTCGTCATCTTGGGAAGGTTACGGGCGCTTCGCTTGATTTGTTGCGTCGTAAGTGGCAAGCGCAAGCGACGGATACCGTCGATGAACCGGGAACCCCCCAGGTGTGGTGGCACGATGAGACCCCGGACCCTACAGTTACACCACAAGTCTTTTTTATTCATCCCGCTCCGGCCACATCGACAGCCAATGGACTCACAATCTATGAGATTTGTTCTCCTGAAGATGAGAACCCGTCAATGCAGTGGATAAGACCTTTACTTGTGTATCTGACATGCGCTGGATTTAGAGAAGGTGCCCATACCGCTAGGGATGCGCAACAGGGTGCTTTCTTTCGAGCGCTCAGCCAGCTCTGGCGCGACGTAATTGATAAGAGGAGCCCCCGATGACGACTATGCGTGACGTATTGCGGACCATCGCTGAGAGAACGTATTTTGGCACGCTGGGCGCCGCCCAGCTTTCTCGACGCGCTCATACGCAACTTGTTCAACAGGTAGATCCCGAGGACGATGCGTGTTACGTCCGGGCGCTGCTCGACTGTGTACGGGCCTTTGTTGCGCACGGTTCCTATCTCCATGAAGGTCAGAATCTGTGTTGGTTTTGCGACAGAGGCATTGCGGAGTGGCCGCTCCCCGGCGCCAGCCATCCTATCAATGAGGAGGAAAATGGGCACGACTCCTCGTGTCTTTATCTCCAAGCATGGAGAATGGTGAATAAGGAATAACCATGCCCGTATCCGCTCAAACGCAAGACTATCTCCTCTCTGATTTCCATGAGGGTCTCGTGATTCAGCGGGGTACGGCTGCGGGTAGAAATAGCCTCATTGAATTATCCAATGCCCACGTTGAACCGGATGGTATTCTCCGTGGCCGACAAGGAACCGCAAAGATCAATCTTCAGCAGTTGACCGACGGCACGGCCAATGCCAACGCTACAGAAGTCCACAGCCATATTGTCCACGGCTCCGTGCGCTACATTGGCGTCGGCTCAAAAGTGAAACGTGGCTACGACACCGGGACCGATCTCTTGACCGGCATGTCCGGTCGTCGCTTTACTTTTGCTTCCATGGCCCCCTCCACTGCCGTCTCAGAGCAGTGGACCTATATGGCAAACGGTGACGGCACCGCGACGAGTCACGGCGCCGCGACAGGTGATAGTCGGAAGAAAGACAATGGAACCCTGACTCGTAATTGGGGCATTGACGGGCCTGCCGCTGCACCTACCGTGGCGCTCAATGCCAGCCAACCGGCGATTACTGCCATTGATGATTTTGCGACTGCCTATACTGCGGTGGACGGGACGGGGACGGAAGGCTCAGATGCAAACTTCTACGCTACGTCTGCCCGAAAATTTACTGTGCCCCAGAAGAAAACCGAGCGCTTCCGGCGCATGTTTTCGATTGGCAGTCTTGCGGTGTATACCGATCAAGCGTGGGTGCGGATTATGCTCAAGTGTAACCACACCCAGTTTCTTGACCACGTTGAAGTAGGCGTCAATGTCTCCGGATCTACCAATTTTCAGGATGACTATTACTGGATTCGGATTCCTGCATCCTCATTTCAGCAAGATAACAATTGGCAGGAATTCAAATTCCACCAGACTGACTTCCAGCGTGTTCGCCCGACGGGCGGTTCAACTCAAGGGTGGGCAAATGCCAACGGGACACAGATTACCGTGGCCGGCAGCGCTGAAGCCGCGGTAGGCAGCGATGTGATTGTCTCTGCTGACGATATGCGCCTCGAGGCCTTTACGCACCCGGAAGGCACGTTCGAGTACAAGGTGACGTGGTGGGCTGAAGGTATAAACATTCCATCCAATTCTCGCCAATTGGCGGACATCTACAATGGCATCGAACGGATCTCTGCTCAGATTCTAGCCCACCGCCAAGGCATTGACATTACCCGTGTCTCAACGACATCGGATGCGCAAGTGACACATTGGAGACTATGGCGCCGTAATCGTGATGGCGCGGGCCTCTTCCAATTGGTAGCCACGATTCCCTATGCGACTACGACGTATCTGGACATTAAGGATGATCTGGAGCTGGGAGAAATTCTCGGGAAACTTAATGCAGCAGGAACACAAGTCGAGATTAACCACATTCCTCCCACAGGCCGCTTTGCCATTTCGTTTGACAACCGAATGTTTGTGATGGGGATGAGCAATAAGGCGTTTGTGGGACCGATTGCCTATACCGGCGCCGGACTCAATGATTTCACCACAGGGGTAGTCTATACGGGCCAAACACAACGCACGTATGAGATTGTGATTGATGCAACCGGCACCCCTGATACGTTTAAGTGGCGCGATACGATCGGCGGTACATTTACTACAGGCGTCGTCATCACAGGTGGGTTTCAGACACTCAGCTTTGGCATGACTATTAAGTTTGCCGCGACTACAGGCCATACGGCTACAAACTCGTGGATCTTTACGGTCGTCGGGACTGGAGACGAGGAATCACCCTATGCGTTGCGGTGGTCAGAGAAATTTTATCCAGATTCCTTCCCCCTGACAAATTACGAATTAGCAGGCTCGCCGGTTGATCCCATTCGCGCAGTCGTCGTCTGGGAAGGGCGCATGTGGATTGCGACGAAAGCGCATATTTGGCGAGTCACTCCATTTAATAATACCTATGAAGTGGAAAAAACCGAAGCCCCGATTGGCACAGATTCCCCGTATGCTTTTGTTTCCTCGCCGTATGGCATCTTCTATTACGGGTCCACTGATGGACCGTATCTATTCAATGGCTCGACCTCGCGCAGCATCGCGTCTACTCAGCTCGAGCCATTTATCCACGGAGAAACAGTCAATCAAGATGGTCTGGAAATCTTTGGGGTCTTGCCGGAGACCGCAACCGAATATGAGAACATTGTTGGGGCGTATTATAATAGAACCTATCGGGTCTTCCTTGACGATTTAGACAAGACATGCCGTGTTCTTATTTATCAAATAGAGCGTAATCCGCCTGCTTGGTATAAAGCGCACGGCGTGGGCTGGGAAATGCGCCGCTTTCGCTGGGAGAAAGGCGAGTCCGTTGCTACCGATGTGATTGATGATCTCGAAGGAGGTACGCGCGATGGGTGGCTCATCAAGTATGAACCAAACGGCGACCTCGCTACCGACTTCGGCCAAGAGTCCGTACTGATCAATGCCCAACATACCTTTGATGCGGAGTTGAAACCGTCCGACCGTGAGGTTGATGTAAAGGGCGTACTCGTCGATGTAGACACGGGCGGTGACAATACGCAAGTCATGGCGGAAATCTCCGTCGACGATGGACAGCTGATTCCCCTAGGAATGCAAGGCGCCTGGGGCCGATCAAAACTCTTCTTTCCCGTTGTCGATGGGGATGGAATGCCGAGCGGCATTATTGGCTACAAAGCCAGCCTTCGTCTTTCGATCTGGCAAAAGAAAGTGCGGGTGACGCTCTTTGGCATGGGGCCATCCTACCAAGTAGAGCCTCGTAAAGATTCCATCCATGTTGGGCGCTACACGTTTACTCGGTCTCAAGGTTGGTGCCGTCGCGGAAATTTATTGCTTCGTAGCACCGATGCTGTTTTGCTAACGTTTTACGCGGACAACAAAAAGGTTCATCAAACAACGCTTCCCTCTTCACAGAACACCCGGCAATTCTATCGTGTGAGTTGTCCCATCGGTGTTGCTGGGAAGCAACTGGAGTATCGACTTGAGAGCGTAGAAGGGTTCGTGGTCTACCCAGAATCATACTGGGAAGTAGCCGAACTAGACAATGACCGACAGTTACAGCCTTGGCAATTAGCAGCCTGATTCTTTTTTTTTCGTATTGTGTTCCAATACGTGGGGAGAGAGGTGACCTATGGCCGATCAGTCAGTCACGCACATTCTTCCCGTATTTGCCGCACCACTCCCTGGTATGCAACCGCATGAGCATCTTGCTGCCTATGACCGGGAAGTAAAGCGAACATTCACGAAAATCTGGCAAGACCTCCAAGACACCAAGGCGCAACTTGCCGCGTTGCAAGAACAGATGAAAGGAACCACCTCATGATTGAAATGTTAGCGGCCTTTCTACCGCAGATTATGAGCGCCCTCGGTATTGGTGGCGCTGGGGCTGCTGGAGGCGGTGGCATTCTCTCTTCTCTGCTTGGTGGCTTAGGTGGCGCCGCTGCTCCTATGGCTGCACTACCTGCTGCCACGGCAGGAACTGGCATTGCGAGCGCGAGCCCAGAGTTATTGAATGCGGTTGGATTACCTGATTTGGCAGGAGGTGCTGGAGCTGCGGCTCCTGAAGCCGGTGGGTTTAATTTGGGAGACATCCTCAAAACAGGCGGCCAAGCTCTCGACGTGGCAGGCAAAGCAAAACAATTGACCGCACCGTCGGTAGCGCCTCCACAACCAACAGCAGCGCCGGCTTCAGCAGGAGCAGGAGGCGCCGGTGCGGCTCCAGCTGTGAACTTTGGAGGTGGCAGTCCTGATGATCAATACGCCTCGCAACTTCAGAAGATTCTGAAACAGCATACGAGTAACGGTATGGGTGGGGGGTACTAATGCCCCAACCTGATCCTCAAGGATTGCTGCAGCGGGCGCTGGCAAATCAATGGGTAAAAGACCCTACCGCTACGACGTTTCAAACAACTCTTCCTCCTCAGTTAGAGCAGATTTTTATGAAGGCTGCCCAGTCACGATTTGGTAACAAGATAGAGTTTCAACCTGATTTAAGTCCGACATCTGATTACGATTACCGGGGATGGTGGCAAGCAGCACAGGCGGGTGATCCGCGGGCTGTAACAAAAGAAAATCTTAACGATAAACAACTGCATTTTTCAGACGTGTGGAAAACTCCGTATCATCACAGTTTCTCAAAAGATTCACAGTATGCGTCTCCTACCGCGCCAGGGTGGACAAAGACGCAACCTTTTCGTTTACTCGCGCAACAGGATAGCCCGGTAGGGACGTATAAAAAGGGAGACATTGCCTTTGATGAAGGACCTTATTCCCACAATGATTTTCCGTCTGAAGTGCAAGCGGCCATGAAACTCGGATGGCCAGAAGATGCAACAGCAGGGCTGATGCCTGCCCCTGTAGGAAGTTCACCACTTTCTCCACCCCCAGGAAGCCCGTTCCCTCCTGGTTTATTGACGCCTGGCAACATTGATGTGTTACACCGTCCGTTTGTGAAGCATCCTGACGGTTCCATTAGCACTGTGCATTCGATGTCATTCGGCACCCCAGAAGGGGAAGCCCTTGTCCCTACCGTCAGTGAAGATGCGCGCATGTTGTATGAACCGAGTGAGATTGAAAAATGGCAACCGTCCTCGTCTGATGTCCCAGGCGTTAGTCAGGCGTTGATAGAACCCAACTATACTGCACTCGGAGAAGCCCGGCGCAACTACCGACAGACCGGGAAGCATCTCGGGATTTTTCAGACTCCAGATCAAGCTACCGCAGCGTCGCTTGCGCTTCATGATGACCAAGCCAAAATGTTTTCCGATCTGTATCAGCGCTTTGCACGCGAAGGGAATCAGGCAGGTATGTGGCGCGGGAATACCCTTGTGAATCCTCAGACTGGGAAGGTACTCTATGAAGATAAGACTGGGAATACATCTACTGTCCCCCAAGCCTCACAAGTCCCTGCATTCTTTCCAGTGCCGCACGGGGTCAACATCGCTGCCCTGCTTCATGCTCTTAGTCAAATAAGGTAACACTATGGCACGCAAAGCGAATACTAACTTTTTTGCTTCCTCGATGAAGAAGGTCCAGCCAGGTATGGGATACGGCAATGACGCTGTGGCTCCAACGACACCGTTTCCAACATCCATGTCTGCCGCTCCGTCTACGCCGAAAACGCCGAAGCCTCCTTCGTCACCGAATATGAGCGGCTACGGCGCCGCAGGGTCGTCTCCTGCCCCCACTGCTGCTCCAAGCTATACGCCTCCCCCTCTGCCTTCTGGGGGCGCTGCTGGACCGGGCTTAGCTTTCGGTGCTCCGACCGCAGGCGCAGGACAGTTTTCCCCATACTCGGATTCCTCAGTGCAGGGAGGGGGCGGGATTAACGATCTCTCGAAGATTCATCCCGGCGATTATCTGAGTCTTGGCGACATGGTGAACTACTCCGGGAATCTCGGTAACAATTACTGGCAAGATTTTGGACCGCTGCAGTCCATGACGGCCAATCTCTACAAGATGGCGCTCAGCGGTCAATTGCCGGATGCCGCACGGATACTCGCTGCGCCGGAACTTGCGCAGATTCAATCCGGCGTGAAGAATGCGCAGGGTCAAGTGCGCGACACAATGCAGGGTGGAAACCTACAAGAGGGGCTCAGTAACGCCGCGCAGTCAGGGATTCAAGCAGGGGCGAATGCAATTCACCAGTATGAAGGACCGTTAGTCAGTGGCGCTACGGAACGTGGCTCGAATACCCTCATGTCTGTATTGCAATCCATTCTTGGTCCTGCGGCGATTCGTGAATTCCAGAAGTCCTTTAATGCCTCACAAAACAGTGGGAGTCTCTTCTAATGCCAAGTCTTACTCCTACGGATTATGCTGGTCAATCGTTTCGCAACCTTTTTAATAGTGGTGGAGTCTCACTGCCTGATATGGTTTCTGGAAGAATGCCGCCAATTGTTGCCCAGCCGCCTCCGACCATTGTTGATCCTGGGATGATTGTCGAAGGACCTACCCACACACTACCAGATGGACGAACAGCAATGGGGCCAGGCTCTGTTTTCGATGCCCCCGCTCCCCTTCCTAATAGGAGTGGTCCAGGTGTCTTTGATGCGCCCGCGCCTCTTCCAGGCGCAGGGGGAGGGGCTAGTGGTGGAGTATTGGGGTCAATCTTAGATACCGTACTCGGGCGTTCTTCAGCTCCGCCACTCCCGACTTCAGGTACGCCCCCTTTTCTTGATACGAGTGGCGGCGGTAACCATGATATGCGTAACTTGGCTATTGCCGTGGCGCTCCGTGCACTGGGACCGGCCATCTTTGGGAAACGCACGCGCATGGGCTGGGGAAACCTGACCGGGCCGCTGATTGCGGGGAATCTTGGCAATATGCTGGGTGGCCGCGATGAACAAGAGCGAGTACAACGGCAAGCCCTTGCGCAAGCCATGATACAGAGCGGGCAGTACACGATTACCCCGCCGACTCCTGGGGCTCCTCCCATTGGGAACTTTGGCGGCATGCCGATCTATAAACAAGGCACTTTGGCAGACAAGTTCCCGAAGATTTTTCAACCGCATGCGGACGTACCATCAAGCACAACGTGGACTCCTACGAGTGGCTCCTTACCTGAAGGAGCTGGAGTGAAACCTCCTCCTACCATTCCCATGTCAACGCCGTCCGATGCGATGCAAATTTATGGTGGGTTGCCTGCGACACAAGCTGGAGTAGGAGGCGTGGCAAAGATGCTTGCTGATCAAGAAGCACTGAAGCGACAAGCGGCTACTACCGCAGCTATCCTACAAGGAGGAGTTGGGGGAGGTGCCGGCGCTGCGGGTGATATGGAAAGTTCTTTAACATTAGGAGTGGGGGATAAAGGAACACTGAAAGCAAGTCGTACTTTTAAGCCGAAACATCAGAAACCCCCTTCGGTCTCTCAGCAGAAATGGGACATGATGAATGATGCCCAAAAGCAAGCCTCACTAGAGGGGAAGCAATCAGAGCTCGCGCAAGATGTCATACTAGAAAATCGGCGCCGCGAAAATCTCAATCCTCCCCTTCCTGCCATGAATCCGGCAGAGACATTAGATTTTCGCGCATCTCGTCACGCCAGTGGTGCGAATCTCGTTGCTGCTTCTCAGTCTACCGGAGGGATTCAGCAAGATATCAATAAGGGATCGCAAACCTTACAAAAACTTGCTGCCGTGCTTCCGCCACAGTATGTCAGTACGGCAATGGACCCGAGTAACAAATGGGACCAACTTCTCCAAGATCCAACAGTGAAGCAAGCAATTGATAAGGCTGGTGTGCGGCTCATGGACCCGAAGTTGGTCCCATTTGGTCAAAAACTCTCGGATGTCATTAGCGCGCAGCGGCAAATTCTCCAACGCAATAAGGCGGAATGGCAACAAGCGTGGGGTACTATCAAGACAGGACGTCCCCCAACGCCGAACGCTGCTCCTGCTGCTGCTCCTGTCAACACGATACCGGGCGCCTTGCAGCAGATGTATCGCTAAGGTGAGTCATGGCTGAACAGACACCACTGGCTCCCCCATCTCTTGCAGAGATCATGCGCTCGCCTGAATTTCAGGCGCTCACTCCCCAGCAACAAAAAGAGGCCCCCCAGAGGTATGTCGATACTTTTGGTAAGTCTGTTGCTGCTCGCGCTGCGGAACACTATGGACTCGACCCTGATGTTTTTGCCCGTCAAATTCAACAAGAAAGTAACTGGAAGAATGCTGCTCGTTCGCCTGCGGGCGCGCAGGGTGTCAGTCAGTTCGTCCCCGCGACCGCGCTAGAACAGGGTGTTGACCCTTCCGACCCTGACCTGAGTATGTATGGGCAGGCAAAGTACATGCGGTCGCTGATTGACCAATTGGGGTCAAAGCGCAAAGCGCTGGCTGCCTACAATGCGGGGATTGGTACGGTCAAGGCCGCAATTAACAAGTATGGTGAGTTTGATTGGGAACGTGGTATTCCTCCGGAAACCCGCGATTATCTGGCGCGGATTACCAGCGCGGGGCAGTCTGCACCGTCCGCGCCGGTCTCGACCACTCCTCCTCCTTTTTCCGAGATTATCAAGTCGCCGGAGTTTGCGGCGTTATCTCCTCAAGAACAAGCCGAAGCCCCCTATCGCTACGCGAAAACCTTTGGGGGTGTTGTTCCGAAAGAGTTTATGCCGCCTGCCCCGGCCCCCGACCTCTTTCCTCAACAGTTACCTACTGGAGAGACCGGCGCGTTGCTTGGCGCCTTTGGTGCGCCTCTCCCCGTTCTTTCCCAACCTACAGCTCCTCCCGTTGTCCCCCCAGTCACAGGAGCGAGTCTCCCGCCTGCCACCCCTGCTCCTGTGACTTCTCCTCCTCTTGTTTCTCCTGATACACAGTGGCGGATTCCTGGACAGATTCCTGAAATAAAGAAATCAGCGCCTGAAGGAATGGGGATTCCTCTGCTTTCCCAGCTCGAACGCGCCTATGAAAAAACATTTGGTGGTCCTCCTTCGCCTCTGGGTATGGAACCTTTGCCGCCAATGGGAACACAACCTGGAGAAACGCCACCACCGTCGGAACCAAATCCTGGAGTTGGCGATATTCTTGCACTTTCCATGATTCCTGCCTTAGCTACTCACCCGATGGGTATTGTGGGTGGCATGGCGGCAGCGAAAGCGCTCACCCCACTTACTGAAGTTGCTGGGACAATGACAGGAGGTGCACTTGGTGGACCTGCGGGCGCTGCGCGCGGGAAAGCGATCGGTGAACAGGCGGGGCAACTCGGTGGCTTTGCTCTTGGTGTAAAAGCTGTTGGTGAACCACTCTCGGCTTCGTCTATTCTTGGTCGTCCGTTGTCATTAGGTGAACGGGAATATCTTGGCCTTAAAAAGGATTTGGGATTACCTAACGATGCGCCAGTTGATGCGGTTGCTAGTAATCTTCGTTCTACGCTCAAAAATATACGGAAGAATGCCCCGGCAAATGACCCACAAAATCAAGCACTGACCCGCTGGACTGACGGGCAAGAACTCACCCCACAAGACATTGCCGCTCTTGGTCCCGAAGCCCAAGAACTCTACTCAAAGTGGTTGGAAGTCAAGAATCTGACGCCGCAAGAGACGTCAGCGATTGATAAGGCTTATCGTAAGCTCCGTCCAGCTGGCCCGCAGCCGCCTACACTCCCCCCACCCGCAAAGGGCGCCCCTCTTGAACAGCCGGCTCCTCAAACTGAACAGGCAGCGCCAAAAACTGAACAGCCCCCTGTTCAACCTGAACAAGCGCCATCCCCAGCGCCAAAATATGGTGAAGGGCGTATTCCTCCAGGGATGGCGCGTTTGTATGAGTCCGATTTTCCTAATCTCGCCGCGAGTCTTCCGAAGAAATACTCGCTCACAACTGTGACGGTCAACGGAAAGAAAATCCGTTATGTAGATGTTCCTGAAGACTCTCCATTTCTCCGAGATGTCAATGCAGCGCAGTCCACTTCCCCAGTATCGACCCAGTCGCCACCCCCGATTGTTGCACAGCCGCCCCAAGTAAAACTTGCTGCTCCTCCCGCCGGCAGTCTCGAAGAACGCGCACTCCAGTATGCGCAGGGGCTTGGTCGAGTTCCAACTATATCCGAAATTCGTAAAGAACTTGGCATCTCTATCAAGCAGGCGAGTCCGTTGCGGAAGATGATTGAAGAGGTCGGGATACAGCCGAAGGCGAAGCAGGAAGCTCCGGTAACGCCACCAGTTACTCCACCGACAGCGCCGGAACCCATATTGTCTCCAGCGACAAAAGAAGAGGCTCCAACTGAGGCACATCCTAATCTTAATAAGACTATTGAGCCGGGCAATGAATACACTTTACGTCCAACAGATATCCATACGATTGCACAGCGTCATGGGATAGAATCCGATGCGGAGAAGAATCCAGCGTTTGGTGAGTGGACAAAGCAACTCACGGGGGAATCCCATTTGGATAAGATGCAGCCTGCCCAGCTGCGCACGGTTGCGGAAGCGTTAGCACGCGGAAAGAAGCCGCCTATCCAAGTCCCGACTGCTCCTGAGAAACCCATAGCCCCTCTCGAAACTGAGGCTCCGAAATTCGAATCTCCTAAAGTGGACGAACCTCCGAAAGTCGTAGAAGCTGGACCTGCTCCACAAGAAGCACCTGCTCCTACGCCGGAACAACAGACAGAAGAGCCTGCGCCAAGTCAAGAGCAACTGCCACACCAAACCGCGCTTTCCAGCGCAAAAGAAGAGTCATCGTTACCGCAAAGCACGAAAAAGATAACTGAGGGAGAAACCCAACTCCCTAGCAATGCGCCGGAAGGTCCATCCTTGCTCCCGCAAGGCGCGGGCAGCCTCAATTTTCCTGTTCATCCCGTCCTTCCTCAGCCTATTCACGGAAATGTTGCGCCTTTTCAAGGCATGCGCGATAGCACTCTCACTGACGCCGATCGTCTGCGCGAGTTCTCGAACAGTCCGGCCTTTCGTGAGCATGGCCTTGGCGGCTTCGATATCCCAAGTCAACGGATGATGATGAGCGTTGTGATCAGAGCGCTGCATGACCCTCAAATTTTCAATAGCGTTGTTCAGTCCGTTCCCGTCAATGTGATGAATGTCCTCCGTGGGATCAAGTCGTCGTCCCAAGTGTCGCTCCATGACCAAGCGGTGCTCGGAGATCCGCTTGTCTTTGATCCGAAAAACTCGATATCCCTTCGCAGTGATATTGCCGACACGACGATACGCAAAATGGCAGGGCAGACCACAGAAAGTATGGTCCCTTCCCCGAGTGATTTGGGAAGGCCGCCGCAAAAATTGAGTCCCACAGAAAAAACAGACACAAGTGATCAAGGGCATGTTGCTCCTCCTACGAGTAACGTGTCTGGTGCTCCTAGTTCAGAACTGGGAGCACCCCTTACTATACCACAATCCTCTTCACAAAGTCAAGAACCGCCTCCACAAGAAACCCCTTCCGGCTTCCTGATGGGCCACCCCCATCCTGTGACCACCGAAGCAGGGACAAAATTTGATACCCGGTTAGCTGTTGCGGAAGCGCCTGACTTGGTGACCTCGCACGATGACAATTACCGCGCAAATCCTGATTACCCGCAGGAACTGCAACCACGTAACCGTGATCAACAATCACTTCGTCTTCAAGTGGAAGAGATTGGGAATAAGCCTGATACTGCCCGGCTAGGCGATACACCTACCCCATCTCCCGGTGCTCCGATTGTTGGCCCTGACAAGACCGTAGAAAGCGGCAATGGCCGCACCATGGGGCTGCGTAAAGCCTACGCCCGCGGCACGGCGGGCGACTACAAACAGTGGCTCGTAGACAATGCGCCCCGCTGGGGTCTCGACCCGCAGGCTATCCAGAACATGAAAGCACCTGTCTTGGTGCGGGTTCGACAGACCGAAGTTCCGAACCGGGTCAAGTTTGCGCAGGAGGCCAACAATCCTGGCGTGGCCGGTATGTCGCCCAAAGAAATTGCGTTCATGGACGCAAAGAACATGAGTCCTGAACTCGTGCGGCAGTTTGTTCCAGCCGAAGACGGCAACCTGAACAGCGCCCAAAATGCCGGTTTCATTAACCAGTTCTTTACGGACCTCGTCCCTAAGAATGAGTGGCCGAACTATTACATGGAGGACGGCAGCGGTCTTAATACCACCGGCATTCAGCGAGTACGGAACGCGATCATTGCGAAAGCCTACGGCAATCCTGAGATGGTGACTCGGATCGGGGAAGACCCTGACGCAAATGTCAAAGCCATCATGAATGCGCTGGTGGTCACCGCGCCCCGGTTTGTGAAGCTCCAAGAGCGCATTGACGCAGGCGCTCGCTATCCGTTGAACATCGCCTCCGACCTTGCCACTGCCGCAAATACGCTGTCGAGTCTGCGGGCGAAGGGCATTAATGTCAATAATTACTTGAACAATCCACAAGGCGCTTTGTTTGGTGCTCCGAAGGCGACCCCATTTGAAAAAGACGTGCTGGATACCCTAGAGAAGTATGCACGCAGTGGAAAGAAACTCGGTTCACTCATTACCCGGTATCTCGATGCCGTTGAAACAACAGGCGATCCCCGGCAACATGAATTGTTTGGACCCAAAGGGCCGACTCCCAGCAAGGCCGACTTGTGGAGTGCGGCCTTAACTTATGAAGGAGAAACAGGCGGTGGTCAAACTTCGCTTTTCTCAGACGAACCCGCTAGTACAACAGAAGGTACTCCAGGCGCTGTACCAACGGCTCCAGAACCAACACCCCCATCTAGTCCCAGCACACAGGGTGAGCCTCCCAGCCCCGAAACTGGCCCCGAGGGTGAAGTTCCCGAACCCACCACCCCCGGTGAGTCCCCTGCTGAAGAACCGCCCGCTCCAGTAGCGGCGCCCGCGTCCTCTCGGGCCGCGGTCACTGATTTGTCCGACGATGATTTCGAGAACGCCCTTCAAGAAGCACAGCCACCAGCTCCTCCTGCGACTCCTCGTCCTCCTCGCGCGTCCCGACCACAAGGCGCGTCTGTCCCTCCTCGCGCCCCCCGTGCTCCGCGTACTCCGAAAGTGCAAGCCACCCCTGAAGAGCAAGCTCGGCAATCCTTGGTCAATAAAGGGATTGATCCTACCCCCGCCCGCGTTGCGCGCGAACTGCAATTATTGCAAGAGTTCGGCTCCCTTAAAGAGGAGAACGCGCCGTATGGTGCGCCTGCGCCTCCTCCCGTCCCGGATGAGGCTCGCTACGAGCGCGTGAAGCCGCTGCTACTGGAGACGCTTGATGATTTTGCGCAAATGGGTCGCCCCTTAACCGATTTCTTTCGTGACGCGATTACAACGTATGGACAAAATGCCGTCCCTTATCTGCGGCGCCTTCGTCACGACTTACAGCAGGAGAAACAGAATGTACCACATCGCGGCCCCAGTCCTGAACCGGATCGCCCGAACGGTCCACCTGAAACACCCGGCGCTCCATCGCCTGTTCTCAATGAACCAGGAGGAACTCAACCAAACATTACAGGAACAGGCCAAGGCGCTACGGGCACAGGGCCTCTCGTCGCCGGTGATCGTGGCGTACCAGACACTAGCCCCGCTGCTGGCGGAACATCAGGCAATCAGCGAGTATATACACCAGACGGCCAACTTGACCTTGAGAAATCCGCTACCGGAGATAACGAGCCCAGCGGAAGCAGTGGCGGCGGCGAAGCGGGATCACCCACTGACGAACAGCGAACAGCAGACATTGTTGACGATGTTCAAGAACTTGGTACAGCCACAGAAGGAGAGCGTCTTGCCCGACAACAGGACTTCAACGCCCTCCCCGATGCTGACAAACGCCCCACCTTCGGAGACGCCCGAGACATAGCCCGCACCGTTCCTTACCTCCTGCCTGAACAGCAAAACGACGTGCTCAAAGCTGAGCAACGGTTCTTTGATGCGGACGGAAAAGTCAAAGAGCACGGCATGCTGTTCACCAATGGACCTGGGACCGGCAAAACGTTTACGGGGCTTGGCATTGCCTACCGTCAATTCTTGGCAGGCAAAAAGAACATTCTCGTGCTTGCTCCGACGCAAGAACTCGTGGAAACGTGGGCGACTCGGGCAGCGTTGGTCGGGCTCCCCCTTCGCCCTCTGACAAGTACAACAGAGAATGGCGGCAGTGGCCCGGTGGTGACGACCTACGCCAACATGCACCAAAACATTTCGCTCGTGGCGCCCCGGACCTGGGATCTCATTATTCTTGACGAATCCCATAGTATGTCGAGCGAGAAAACGGGCGCGGTCAATGAAACACTCCGCATGTTTCGCGCACTGACAGGGCACCATGTAGCGTTTCTTGATTGGGCGCGCACGGCGTATCCGAGAGAATACGAACGCTATGATCGTGTTGCACAGGCCATGCGTCATGTCTCTCAGGATGCCACAGACCAAGAAATCATGGCGATGGAACGGGAAATCCAAGAAGCAGGCGATGCCGTTCATGCGATTGAAAAGCGCGAGCGCCCGCTCTATCAAAAACGTTGGCAGGAAGGTGATCGCCCGCTGGTGACGTTCCTGTCCGCGACCCCATTTGCGTGGGCGCCAAACGTCGATGCCGCAGAAGGATTCCTGTTCCATTATGTTCCGCCATCCCGCATCTTTCAGGAAGGACTTCGGGGTGGTAGCGGTTACAATGCACCTGACAAACAACAAGCCTTCATGATCCAGCATTTCGGCTATCGAATGCGGACTGGCAAACTCACACAGCCGACTGCCGATGTCAACTCAGAAATCATGGAGCAGAACTTTAATCAATGGCTCCAGGACCAAGGCGCGCTTGTTGGCCGTCAACTCGATGTCCCCTTTGATTATGATCGGCGCTTCGTTCTCACCCCTTCCGCGATTGGTCAGGACATTGACCGCGGACTTGACATTCTCCGCAATGGTAGCGGCGGTGTCTTTGACCCGCTCTATAGAGTCGCAGAACAGAACTTCGATTTTCACAAACGGCAATTCTTGCTTGAGGCGATCAAAGCAAAAGAGGCGATTCCCCAGATTCAGGCGCATCTGGATCTTGGCCGAAAAGTCGTTGTGTTCCACGACTTCAACAAAGGCGGTGGATTTCATCCATTCAAGTTTGAGAAGAAAGATTACGTCAACGAAGCACAGACTATTCCCGTCAAACAGTCGAACGGAACCTATAAGACGGAAACTTGGTATACCCATGACCTGATTGACAAATTCAACCGAGAGCATACCGATCTTGCGAATCTGGATTTTAGTGACCTTGAAGCGCCCATTGATACGTTGAAAAAAGCCTTCCCTGAAGCGGTCTTTTTCAACGGAACCGTCCCAAAGAAAAAACGCAGCCAAGCTATTGATCAATTCAACTCAGAACAGCCCGGTGCTGACCCCCATCGTATTATTGTGGTGCAGTCCGATGCGGGCCGCGAAGGGATTAGCCTGCATGATACGACTGGCAAATATCAGCGTGTCAATATCAATCTCGGCATGCCATCCCGGCCTGTCGCGACTATTCAAATAGAAGGGCGAATTTATCGTATCGGGCAAGCCTCGAATGCGATCCAGCGCTACATGACCACCGGTACGTCCTGGGAAACCCGCGCTTTTGCTACGTCCATTGCGCAGCGGGCTTCTACTGCCGAGAACCTCGGTATGGGCGTGCTTGCTCGTGGCCTCCGGCAGTCGTTCATTGACGCCTATGGCGGAGCTGAGCATTTCACGCCTTACGAAGGAGAAGGAACAGGCGGCAAAGAGTACGACAAGTCCGTGGCCGCGCAACAAACGCTGACAGGATTCGCCAAAGCAAAAACGTATTACTGGGCGCAACAAAAACTCAACGCCCGCCGCGACCAACGGGCAGGCCAAGACTACTTCCCGACGCCGGAACCTATCGGCTTCAAAATGGTCGAGTTTGCCGATATTCGTAAAGGTAATCATGTGTTAGAGCCGTCTGCCGGCCATGGCGCCATCGGACGCTTTATCCCGGAAGATACGACCACGAAACTGATTGAACCATCCGCTGAACTCGCGAACCGTGCGCGACTTGCCAATAATAAGGCGACCGTCATTGAAGATACGTTCGAGAATCACCATGTAAGCAATAAGTATCAAGCGATTCTTATGAACCCGCCGTACGGGTCCGGAGGCAAGACAGCATTTGAGCATCTGATTAAAGCCGCCGGGCATCTTGCAGAAGGGGGCCGCATTGTCGCGATACTGCCCCGTGGTGGGATGGCAGATAGGCGCTGGGAACAATTTCAAGAGCTGGATAGCAAAGAACCCGGCGGGAATGTCTATCCCATAGCAACGATCAATCTTCCCTCTGTCACCTTCGAGCGGGCTGGGACAGGGGTGAATACGCGGCTTGTGGTGTTGCAGAAAGCCAGCACTCCAGAGGCAGTCAGGCAGATCCCCGACGGGCCGCATCTTGATCTCTCCGACGCCAAAACGATCAACGAGCTGTTTGATCGTATTGAGCATATAAATATGCCGTCTCGACAGGAAAATCTTGCGGACCAGCTCACAAGTCGCGGTGCCACCTTGCCCCCGCAAGGCGAACCGGCAGGCCCGAAGCCGCTCACTACTCAAACAGAACATCTCGATACTCGTATCAATAAAACTGTTCAGAAGGTGAATATCCGCCCGACATTGTCTTCAGACCAGTATGCGAAGGTTGCAGGCTTCGCAAAAGCGAACAGTGGAGGTTGGAGTCGGTTTGCTAAAGGATTTCTGTTCCCCACTGCTGAAAAAGCAATGGCGTTTCGCGTAGCGACTGAAAATCATTTGAAGATAGAAGGCGTGTCTGAACCGACGGCAGAGTATGGGCCGGATCAGGTACAGTCAAGTTATGAACAAATTGCACTCTTCCCAGAACCCAAAACCAGAGCCGACGCCAAAGTCCACGCCGAGCAGCTCACCCAGCAGCTTATCCCGTCAGCCGAAGACCTATCCACTGCAGGAGGAACGCTTGGGCGGGACCGAGGAACTCCAGACGTTATTACGACAGCACAAGCGATCCGCACGGACCTCGAAGAGAAAGGGTTCATAACGCTGCACGGTCAAGAGTTACGCACCGCCCAAGACCTTGCCACCATTGCCCGTGTCTACCGGAACAAGCAGTATGAAACCTTCCATATCGTCTACGCCCAAGAAGGGAAGGTCGTGGATCATGAAGCGTTTACCTCGCGGCTTCCTGGAACCGTGCAGGTCATTCCCAAAGGACAAGAATCTGCCTTTATCCAAAACATCAAAGATCGAATTCTGAAGATAGAAGACAATGGCAACGGAAACGTCAAATGGTGGTTGTCTCATAATCACCCGGGAGGCAATCCTGCCCCTTCTGGTGATGATCGCCGTTTTTCTTCCGTTGTCCCTGCACTCTTGGATAGGGAAGGAGGTGGTGGCCGCTACGCCGGTCATGTCATTATTAACTTTGACACCTATGCCTATATTGATCCCAAAGGCAAATCTACTCACTATGCGCTTGATCGTTCCGTGACTGGCACGGAAGACCCCCTTGAGCCCAATCAAGCGCCAATTCCACATGAGGTGTTAGGGAAAATGGTTCTAGGTAGTGGAAGTGTCGCACTCGTCGGAAAAGAACTCCAAGCTCCTACGGGCTGGGTCGCTATCGTGTACCGTGATGCAACGGGGCGTGTCCGTGCCGCCCAATCTATCCATGAACAGACCTTCCTCGACACAGAGAAAGCAAAAGCCCATCTCAAAGCAGGATTGCTGCGCTTTGGTGCGGCAGAGGCGTTTGCGTATGTGGAACAACCGAGCGTAGCTACCGGGACTGATAAAATGTATGCCGCCGCCACGAAGTTGATTCGCTCCGGCGCCCTCATGGATTACGTGACTCCCGAGATTTCATTTAATCCAAGCCAGCAAGTGAAGCGTGCGGACATCTTCGCTGACGAGAACGGAGAGATCCCCACCTTCCGTGTTGCTGCCCCAAAAGCCTCCTATCTTCCCGGTATGGCTCCCCCTGTCCCTCCTTCTCCTAGTAAACTGGGAAGATGGCTGACCTTCAAGAAACATTCGGCACGCGACGGCAGGAACTTGCGGGATATCTCGGAAACAAACGAGGGCCAGAAGCCTTTGCCGTTGAGCAACTCGGCCACGCGCGGATGCAGGTCGAGGCGCACGACGTTGCCACGTCCATCGAACAGCGGATGCATGACCTCTCGGACCACCAGATTGCTAACCGTATCGCCAAGATTCCTATTCTCTCTAAGTATCTAGGTAACCGCGGCGCTGCCGGTCTTACTCATTTCGCGCGCCGCCTTGGCCTTTCTCGTGATCAACTCACCGATGCTGACCAACAGCGTATGTTTCATGCGGTTGAGTCAATCCGTGAACTCGACACGAACGGCAATCCCGTGTTTGGCACGAGCATCTATCGCACGGACCCCAAGACCGGCGCCCGCATTAAGGATGCCAATGGGAACGATATCGTTGATCGGCCACGTTATACCGCAGCACAAGGACAGCAGTTCTGGAATGACATGACGCCCAATCAACAAAAGGTTGTGAAATGGCTGATTGAAGAACAGAAGGTGCTCGCGCAGCAGGCCGGCATTGACCAAACGGTTGAAGGCTATATTCACCATTACTTTGATAAGGGATTTAACGGATTTCTTCGATCACTGACGAGTAAAAAGTATCGGCTGGCGCGCCGCACTGCGAGTGCGCGGTTCCATCGGACGGAAAAGCCCGGATTCGTCGAACACTTTGAGAAAGCCGCGCAAAAAAGCTGGACAGAGCTAGCACAGGAAAAAGTCTGGAACGACATGATGAGTGATCTCGTTCCGCTCGTTACCGACCCTATTCCCAAAACGGGCGAGCTGCATCCCGGTTGGGTGGAGATTCCAAAAACACAGCTCACGCGACGCGGGAAATTTATCGGGAACCTTGCAGGCGGCAGACAAATCCCCGCTCCGCTCTACAGGGAATGGAAACAGTTTATTGAGCCTGTAGAAGAGCTACACGCCACCCGAGATGCTATCCGTTCATTTTTGCGGTTTACCTCCGGCACCCTGCTGGCTTACCCTGGTACGATATTCAAGAACTTTATCGGTTCCTCGGTTCAATGGGCAACCTTTGTAACAGATTCCCTTGCGCACGGCATCATGGCAGGAGGAAACTTTAAGCCCTTCATGTACGCCGTCTATGGCCCGCTCGATGCCTTGATGCCTGACACCATACATGCGCTCAGTGATCCGCTCATCGGTGGACGCTCCAACTTGGTAGGCCAGAACATGGAAGATAATCCGGGCCTTGGCGACCGTATCAATAGCGTCATGCTGTTACCGATTGGAGCCATTGATAACTGGGTAAAGCGCGCTATTGCCGTTGCGCATCTCCGCGCGCAAGGCATCAAGATTGACCGAGATACTATCCTTGCCGAAAAGAAAGCGTTTGCCGCCATGCGTCAAGCCGTGGATACTTGGGGATTGGATTATGACAATCTCTCGACCACGCTCAAGAAGATGAAGGCAAACCCCATCGCGCCCTTGCTCTCATTGTTTCCTACCTATCCGTACAAAGCCGCGCAGATGTTAGGGCACTACTTTGCGGCGCCGTTTGCGCAAATAGAACCCGACCCTCGCTTTCCAGGAATGGGCAACTTCCGCGAACGTGCGGCTCGCCTGCTTACTGCCGGCATGATTATGGGGCTGCTCTCCTATATGTTCTGGCCTCGTCCGGATGACGAAGACCGCTCTCCTTTACCTGGCGGTCCACCCTCTGTCTCGACGAGTGGCCGCCTCAAGTTTGGTTCCACTAAAGAAGGGAAGGAACGCTGGGCTTCTGTTGCCGACATTCCGTGGTTCAACCTTCAGCTCCTACTCAATGCCGGAACGCACTGGAAACGCACGGGCGTGATGCCGACTGCTGATATGCTCTCGACCATTGGTTCGAATGTTCCTCATACTGGCCCGCTGTTCAAAGCAATTGAACTTGCGTCTGTTGCCTCGTCTGAAAAGCAAGCAAGTCCTGTCGGTGTGACCGCAGCCCGGCTACTCAAGCCGTTTATTCCTTACGGTCGGTTAATTGAAGGAATAAAGGAGCGAACCGCGTTAGATTGGCATCCTCCCTTTGTCCATGTCACACAACCACCCGCACCGCTTCTGCGTTCACAAACTTTTATGCAGGAGTTCAGTAAAATTATCCCAGGACTCCCTACCCGCACCGCAGAAAATTTATTTGGCCTGGGCAAACTCGTGATTGATCCAGTGAGTAAACAGCCTGTCATCAAAGATCCTTCACTAGAATCATTCAAGTTCTGGACAGGCATGAATATCACGGAGATTGATCCGGCACACTATGACATCACAAAAATGCGACTGCTGCGCTCCGCGTCCGTGCAGCTCAAAAAAGCAAAAACCTGGGCGGATGCAAAATCCGCGTTTTCAACGATCAAGCAGCTTGATCCGGAGCTTGCCGATGATCTCAAAGACATGATTCCAGAAAAAAAGATTGGTCTCACTGAACAGCAACGCGAACTCTATGACACCGTGAAAGAAGCCGCGGCACCATAGCGAATCCGAATGGACCCTGAATTGACAGTTGACCTCAAAGAATATCTCTTAGCTCTATTAAATGAACGTGAGCAACGAGTACGGCGGGAGTTTCTTCATATTGAAGAAAGACTACGGGAGGCGCAGCAGTCCGTCAAAGAAGCACTTCTTCTTGCTAATCAGAATATGAAGGACGCGCTCACGCTTGCCAATCAGAATACGAAGGAAGCCTTGGAGACGGCCAACAGTAACATCGTTGCTTTCTCGCAGTCCATTGACGCTCGATTTACCAGTATCAATGATTTTCGGGGACAGATCACGGACCAGCTTACCCTCTTAGCGCGCAAAGACGATATTGCCTTACAAATCCAATACTCAAAAGAGGCAGTTGATAAAGCAGAGCGCGCCACAGAGAAGCGTTTTGATTCGGTCAATGAATTCAGAGAACAAATGGCGGATATGCAAACGACGCTCATCCGTAAATCGGAAGTGGATATTCGCTTTGACGCCTTCACTACCCAGCTCAAAGATGCAGATCATCGCACGGACCTCCGTTTTGACTCCCTAGAAAAGAAACTGGACAATGCAGTGGCGCAGCAGCAGATCGCGGAAGGAAGACGGTTAGGCATTATGATTGCGTGGGGCGCGTTTCTCGCCATTATAGGTCTTGCTATCACCTTTTTGTTTCATCATTAGTGCCGTGTAAGGAACTTCTCTCGTTTGCGCTGCGCTTTTCGTAACGCTGCTTGTGGTGGCCGGCGCGGCCCTTCTCCCTCACTCTTCGCTAACTTTTTGTGGAGATCAATCAGGTGAGAGATCACCTTGAGTTTTTCAGCAATTTCCGCGCGATCTTCAAGGGAGAGTAAGGAAAAATTCTCGCCGGGAAATCGCACGAAGGTGTTATTTTTACGGGCAATGATCAAATCAACACAGCAAAGACATATGGCAACGACTCCTCGCCTCGGATGCTCAGGGAATGCGGAAATGGGCGAAACAAGCACCTTGAGCCCATGTTGACAAACCGGGCAGATGCGACGTAACGTACTCATGAAAAACTCCCTATAGTTTTCTTCGCGCCGCGCATGGTATTCACTCCCACACATCGGTAAATGGGTTACAGCCAGGAACTCCGCAAAATATATCCCACATTCCAGTTGCCCAGAAAAACACGAATGCAATAGCAAGTGACACAGCAATGCAAAGAAGTGTCTCCTTCCCCGTGAGACCTCCTCCTCCTCCTCCGATACGGTGGAGTCCGGTGCGGTCAATGAAAAAAAATGGTGGTAATAAGGGAGGTATCATTATGCGGCTCTCCTTTCCTCCGTTACTGCCTGTTGTTGATGCTCCATCCTCCATTTCCACCCAGCACGAACGATCAAAGCGCCGTACCAGGGGAAGAGTCCCACAGGAAGAAATGCCATGACGATCAAGTTGATAAGCAGAGTTCCTATCCACAGCCTTCTCCACCATGCCCGTTGTTGATCTTCTTTCTCCATGCGTACCAACAGCGTATGGCACTCACTACAGATGTCCGCCCTAATGTAGGTATGTGCCCTGTCGTGATATCCAACGGTCACCGAGTTGAGTGCTTGATGTTGATAGAAGTCCTCATGCGGAGAAATTAACCTTCGACACTGATGACATCGCAATGCTTCTACCGTTACCACAACCTGCTGCATACGCAGTCCTCCTCATAAAAAAGAACAGTTCCCCTGCCTTCACAAAAACCAGGCAGGGGAACAAAACCGGAATTATCGTTGCATCTCGCCCGCTCGCTCAGTGCCACGTGTGGCGCGAGGCGAGCAGAAGGGCAACGGTTTCCTTATCCCCTTTTTCTTCCCGCAAATCGGGGATCGTTAATGAATCGTATGGGGTCTGCTTCAAAGAGCATCTCGTCCCGTGCGGTGACGATACTATACGGCTTCCAGCCGTAGGGGATACCGGATTTCTGTTCGAGCTTTTTTGGTTTTTGTGTTGATCGGCCCGAGGAGGTTGGCGCTTTCCTCCCGTGCTGTTGCAATAATGAAGATCCTGTTTTTGTGAGCATTAGGGTCTCGCTTTCAATTCTTGGTGTTGTTTACTCAAGTTACTCATACCTTGACTGACTCGCGGCGCCCCGAAAGACATCATCTGTTGCCCCCCTGCTTTCCCCATGGCTTTCAGCCCTTGCCATCCCCCGCTGATTCCTCCTCCGCTTAACCGTGCAGTTTGATAGCCGATACCGCCCAGTGCGTGCGCCGCGCTCGCCACAGCTGCGGGGCCGCTGACGGCAGAGACTGCAAGCCGTGAGACTTCTACGGTGGTCTGAATCGACTCCATGAGGCCACTGCCCACAGCTCCGGTCAGTAGACTTGATGTCAGCGAGGGGATTCTCCAGACGGATAATCCATAAGCCATGGTCCCGAAGAGAATAGCGAACGGAGTGCCGAAATTGAGAATATCGACATCATTGACCATCCTTGCCCAGAGCTGCACAAGCACGTCCCCTGCCCCAATTAAGAGATACGTCATGAAGAGCTTGACGCCTACGCCCACCACATAGCTCAGATACCGATGCGTGATGCCTGCTGTCCCGTTCCAGCCGCCAAAACCCAATAGGAACACGCCTGCGCCGGTGACAATGTACATCTCAACCATTGCCAGTGTGAGCGTGAAGGCCATCGCGAAGAAGGCCAGGGCTACCCCGATTGCGCAGAATACGCCGGTGAGAACGGAAACTGGGTGCGCTAGCATGTCCCAGGACCCCATTTTGTAACACATCTTCACCATCAGAGCTAACCCTTGAACGAAGACAGCTTGTGGCTGTAGTGCTTCTACGCCGCCCGCTCTGCTGCCCATTTCAATGAACCCGTTAATCGCAGCAGGGATAAGCCAGCCTGCGTTTATCAGGATCAACTTAAACATGAGAATGCGGAATACCCGGTCAATGAGCAGATTCCAGAACAACGCCGTTGACGCACTACGGGCAATAATAAACGTTACGACCTCGGCAATGAGGAGTGTATTAAAGACCCAATTTGCTGCAGCCCACAGTGTGGGGAACCATTGCTGGGCTGCGGCCATGAAGTGTAGGTGAATCGGAGAGAGAGCGTCTACCGTCGGCATTAAGACGTCCATTAGTAGCCCCCATCTACAGGCACGCCTTGGTAGTTACCAATATAGGTGACACCGCCCGCACCTCGATTATAGAGCGGCACGTAGTCGTCCCGATCCCCACCAGCAAGATGGAGATTGTAGCTCAGTGTCGCTTCCCCCCAGGCTTCTTTCTGTAGAAAGTACGCATTATTGACTGCTTGGAGATTGGCAATCTCTGCGGTCCCTTTCTCTACTCGATGCACAGCATCCGCGGCGAAGAGGGTTGCTGCGGTGTTGGCTTGCAGTGCTTGTAGGTTTCCTTCTGCTGCCGCTGATTGATTCGCAATCCCGTCCCGTGTCCCATGATGGCGAAACTCGGCTTCAGGCCCAGCGTTGACATGCAGTCGACCAAGCGTAGCGGAAATGGTGTTGAGCGCCGTATCTGAGTTAATGGACGCCCGCGCCCAATAGTGGTCGCTATTGCGGAAGCCTGGATACATATCGGTTGCCATCGGTTGCAAGTCTCCATGGTAGTAATCAAGCGTGCGTGCTGACCCTGGCCGCGCTGCAAACTTTCCTTCTTCGGCTTGCAGAAGTGCATAGTATTCATCCAGTTGATAGAGTCGTTGTGGTCCCCCTTGAAGTAGGTTCAGTAACATCATCTCTACTTCATGGTTGCTATTCTTGACCTGTAGAATCATCTGTTTGACTTGCTGGATCATCTGCAGCGACGTGATCGTATTCTTGAGAAAGTTGGCGTGGTCAAAGACCTCCCACTGGGCTTGCGCCTTATTGGGTAAGGACAGGGTGCACGCCATTGCCGTAAGCAGTAGCAGGAACCGTAAAGCACGTTTCATAGGGTTTTTCCTTTCCTTGTCGTCGTTCGTAGTCCGCCATCCACCACGCCGCTTCTTCCGAGCAGCCTTGCGCAAGCAAATGATGATAGGGCCACACTGGTCCGTACTTGTCTGCGATGGCGCGAATCTTCGGCACGTTCTCCACACCGCTCATGCCAACGAAGGCAAGTACTGCCCGCCCCAAGTTCATCGTGTACTCGGCAGTGCCTAGCGGCGAGGTAATGAGATAGTCACTCTTGGGGAGTCCATGTCTGACCGCAGCAATTTGTTTGTCGTTCAGTCCTACGCCCTCGTAGTATTTTTTGATGTCTGTCTCTGCGACTGGATCTGGCGCAAATATCTTTGTGGGACACGCGCCGACCATGTGTGCGTAAATAGGCGAGCGTGCAACGTCTGCTAGGAATTGTGTGGCAAACACGAGCACCGCATTCTTATCCCGGAACGTGCGCTCCCACTCTTCCACCTTCTCACCAAGTGTTGAGTCTAATAGCGGCTTCCATCCTTCATCCATGGGAATCAGCGTTGGTGTACCATTGAGTTCTCGCTCGACCTCGTGAAAGAAGTACAGCACTGCCGGCAGCAGGTCTGCCTGTCCACGGCTAAAGAGATGCATCAGCTCAAAGACGATGAACCGACTGTTGAGCGGCGGAGCCGTTTGTTGGTCAAACAGATCACCGCCAGCCCCCTGCTTCGTATAGTAGCGCATCCCCTGCCGGAGTTGCTGGTCCTGTAGCGTATGCACGAAGTCTGTCATGCTTCGACCTTCCGCCTTTGACCCCATCAATGTTAGCGTATCCCAAATCTCATTGCTCTGTTTCTCGGACACGGGGCAGTGTTGCAGCCGCAAACATTCGAGCGTGAACCGATGCGCCCAGATACGTTCGCGCTCATTCTCCACCCGCGCATACGGCATGACGCCTACGCGATCCACGCCGCCAATGTCATGGTGCGTGCCGCCAACCGCACGGCAGAGTGCGTACATCCCGTACTTGGCGTCAAAGGCCCGCACCCGAGAATGAGGATACCGCAACCAGGAAGCTGCCATCATGTTGAGGTTCGTCGTCTTGCCGCTACCTGGTGGTCCGACCATGAGCGTATTCCCCAGGTCGCTATAGTAGGGAGAAAGATAGAATGGGGCTTTTCCGTAAGTTGTACCCATCATGAGGACAGGTGCACCTTCAGGGAAGAAGGGGCTCGTCACCGTCTTTTGCCCGGTCCAAATGGATGTCACCGGCAGAAAGTCTGCCAGGTTTAATGCATGGATGGGGAACTGTCGGATATTCTCGGCCACTTGTCCCGGACATCCGCCGAGCCATGCTTCGACAGCATTCATACGCTCTAGCCGTGTCTGGAACTGTCGAAAGTGCAAGAGCTGCTGTACCATGCCCGCCCTGCGTTCGACCTCTTCTTGGTCTTCGTGAAACAGCGTGATTCCTCCCGTGTAGATACCATACGCTGCTTCTCCGAGTTCATTCTCAGCTTGCGCCATCTGTGCGTCGTCCGCCTGCACGGTCGCGGCAATGTTCTGTTTATGGCCCGAGTCTCCTGTTGCTACTCGCGCAAAGAATCCTTTTGCGCCCACTCGTTTATTCGCGTGCTTCTTCCGCTTCGCGTCGAGTGTCATGTCTGCTGTTACTTTATCCATAAAAATAAATCGGTGATGGGCGTGGTACGGAAAATCCAGCTCCGCGTAAAACTCCAACATCTGCGGCTCGCTCTGTGCTGGGAATCCTTCGATAGTCACCGTTCGTACATGCAACGGCCCCACCTTGGGTTGCTCTCCGGTCCATACTTCTTGATCCATCATGGCGTGACTCCATGGGACTTGGCCCTGTGGCGCCCGTACTCGATACCCTTGTCCGGTTACACAAGTGCGCAGGTAGGTGTAAAGTCCATCTCGGTCCATGGGGTCGAGCTGTACGACCGTTCCTAAAATTGCCGTCATCTCTTCTGAGACGCGAATGAACTCTTTGAGCATTCCCTGCTTCCCTTCCTTCCCCCGGTCCATGCCTTCGTAAAAAAGCGGGCTGTATCGCTCTGCCCACTCATGCTGTGGTTTCCAGGTGAGACAGAGTGCATAGGCATGTTCGTAGTGTGCCCCCTGTTGTGTGTATCGCCTCCGCGACTCCTCGTCGATCAATGCGGAGGTTGGGTCAGGAAACTCCGTTCGCGGTAAATAGCCGGTTTGCTCATCACAGAGTCGATGCGACTGGAGCACCCAGCCGTTGTCAGAGACGAGGCGGAATGCCTGTCCTTGAATCGCAGAAAGTCGCGCCCGCTCCTCTTCTGAGGCGTATCGTAAGTCTGGTCCAAACATGTCCCAGGCGCGGAAAAACTCCCCACCCTTGAATCCCAAAACGGTTGGATTGTCACAAAGCGGTAGCCAGTAGTTTAGATGTTCCTCGAATCCCTTGTCCCGCTTTTTCATAGTGTTCCTGCTGCTTGCAATATGCACCGTATGAGTTTTGGTGGAAGTTCCGTAATCCCTTTGTCGCGTATAACCTGTTGGGTTAAAAGCTGGATAAATTCACCTGTGAGTTTTTGTTTTTCTTCAAGTTGAAATACCCTTGCAGCGAGTTCCTCAAGAGAGACTTCTTCCTTTTCTTTTTCCATCAGCGGCCCCCTCGTCTCGTGTGTGCTGGATAGTAGGATTGATAGCGTCTTGTTCTCCAAAAGACCTTGGACCAGAAGGGGTCATTCTTCGCGAGCTTCTGTAGTCCCTTCTGACCCAAGAGCCCGACAATAAGCGCGACCACAGCAAGTTTCGGTTTGGTTATTGCAGTGACCCATAATGCCCCACCGATGATCGTCCACCACGGACCAACGAGGAACCATTCACCACCCCAAAGTAGAATAGGGTCGGTGAGTGACTTGTGTATCGGATATTGTCGGGGTGTTCCCATGATGATACTCCCTTAGGAGAGGGCGCCTGCGATACCGAACTGCGTGAGTGCGGGGCCTGCGTTGGCGGCAAGCCACGTGCCGCCAACACCACATGCCGCACTGTACATGCCGGTGCCAATTTCTCCCATGCAGATGCGGATACCACTGCCGACCATCATCATGCTTCCACAGGCGAAGGCAGGCGTGCCGCTTGCACTCTCCGCAATGGTCCCCATCGGTCCCCACGCGCCGATTGCACCGCCGCCGCCTGCCGCGTGCGCTGCCGTTGCTAACCCAACAATCCCCATGGTCATTAGCATCATTGAAATATGTTCCCACTTAATTGATTGTAGCCAGCTTTTCATATTGTTATTCCTTCACTCAAAGGTTATTCCGTGAACGCTTCTTGCCGCATATTCAACGACTTAGCTTATAGGCATTCCTCCTTCCGTTGGCGCAATCAGATACTCCCCATCCTTCCATCCCATCACGCGCGCCATCTCTTTGACTCTCCACTTGTCCGATGCTGCGCGCTCCATCACCACTACGAGGTGCACCACTGAGGCAATACGCTGGGCATAATTCATCAGCCCCCCTTCCATCGCTAGCATTTCCATACGGCCTAGGGCTTCGCGAACGCTACCGCCGTGTACCGTACACATACTGCCGCCGTGTCCCGACGACAAAATCTTGACCAACTCAATGACTTCCGCACCCCGTACTTCACCTAAGATCACAACGTCAGGACTCTCACGCCATGTATCTCGCGCTAGCTCCTGCACGCCCCATTGCGCCGACGCTTCTTTCATCACTATATTGTCTACCGCGCCAATCAGCTCCCGTGTGTCTTCAATCGTGACGACCCGGACTGAGGGGCCAAAGAGCGTTAGGTATTCAGGCAAAATTGAATCGACCATAACTGTCTTGCCAGAGAGCGTCATGCCCGCAAAGATAACATTCTGACGGGCTTTGAGTACCGAGAAGATTACATTCGCTTGCGCCTGCGTAAGTGTCTCCTGCTGTACGAGTTCGGATACGGGAATTACCTTCTGTAGATGTTTCCGAATCGTGAAATGTGGGGAAGCAATCGGTGGTCGTCCACCCTGAAACCGCTCTCCCCCTAATGGGAAGACTGCCCGGAGTGATGGGAAGTCTTCGTTACACACCCGCCCGTGATACGACGCCACATGCCGGATGATTAGCTCTATCCGTTCGGGAGTGAGCGCCACGTCTGTAGGCTTTCGCCCTTTCAGCGTATCAATCCAGACGCGCCCATCGGGGTTCGCGTGAATGTCGATTACGTCAGGGTGAGTCAATAGCGCACTGAAGGCAGTGCCGATATCCTCACGGAGCGTGCGCTTGAGATCCTCTTTCTGCTCGTTCATCATCAGCATGGCTTCTTCCTCCCTTCCGTGACAGTCCGTTCCCATCGGCTAAATTGCTCCGGGCTCATCGCGATCTCCGCGAACGCGGCGACCATTGCCTGCACAACCGTGATATCTCTCATGGCCCCGTCAACCGTGCGCCCCACTTTCTGCCCGAACTGCTCCAATAACACCTGATACACAGGCGTCTGCTGTTCGCTGTCTACGCTTGTGAGTCCGGAGAGCTGCTGTCTGAGGTCGTGTTGCTTCTTGAGTTCTCGATTGACAACTTCACTAAAGGAAAGTCCGCCTGCGACTTGTTCTCGACTAATCCATCTCTCAAGTTCCGGATCAAAGCTCACACAGTGTTGAACTCGCTTATGTCCACCCCACCCTATGGCGTGAGGTTCCAGACTAGCTTGCCGCCGCCCGTTCCCGTTGCTCCCCATGTCTTGCTCCTCTTAAATAAAGAATCACTTACTGTTGGTGCTGGTATCGCTGCTCGTTGACTCAGTACGATGTCTTCGGTGTATGGAATCTTGAGCGCTAAATAGGGCACGCCCTTATGGATAACAAGCGCCATCAAATCTTCAAGCCGCAATACTTCATCCTCTTCGAGCACGCCGCGCTTTTCTCGGTTGATACCCGCTATTACATGCGGCAAGAACACACTCCACCGATGGCCGGTGTAGGTCAGTGTCTCAGTGGAGACCGTCATGGTCCCACACAGGCGCGAGATGTCCGCTGCTGTCTTGGTTCCTTCTGGCCGGAAGAAGATCTTAATGGTGCAGTTGTCGAGGATAGCCTCACTGCCGTTCTGTCCGTGAATCGCTCGCATCTGCGCCGGCGTCTGCACAATCAAGGCGACTTTTACTCCGAGTGAGGCGAGGTTCGGAAGAATCGCCTCAAAGGTCTCCATCCTACCAAGCACCGGATACTCGTCCATCGGCAGAAAGAGTTGCCGTGGTCCTTTGCGTGACAGACTCCATCCCACACTACGGTCTACCTGCCTCTGACTAACAACCCGCCACAGTTGAAAGAAGAATAGCCGCAGGAAAGGTCGCACCCGCTCTTGATCAAAGATTGGCGTGGTCAAATAAATGGTGATGGGAGGAAGAGTCTCATCAAGAAGATCGCCAACATGGAACCCGCTTTCTCGCGTGTTCTGTTTAATGATGGGATCACGGAACAATCCAAAGTAGGCTTGGGCTGTCGTGACGACTGACGCTTGGTGCCCTAAGCTGCTGTTCTGCATAGCCCCAACCGCCAGCTGTACGTTGGGGTGTGTTTTCGTCGGCTTACCCGTTGTGTCTTTCCATCCATGCTTACTTGTGGGATCGTGCTCTGCGGTACTGAGATACTCAAGGAGCTGCGCAATGTCACGATTTGGGTTCACCATCACTTCCCAACATCGCCCCATGCCCTTCTCTGGTTCTGCGTAGAAGACATGGAGCATCACTGCAACAATGAATTCATCTGCTGTGAGTTCCCAGTGCGGGTCGCCTTTTGTTTGGTGCTCACTCAATGGTGGCCGAAACGCGAGTGCTAAGTTCTGCGCAAACGCGACATCATGCGGGTACTCCGGCATCTCCAAGAGCGCATTCCAGGGAGTAGCCTCGTCGTTTGTCGGGTCTACCTTCATCACTAGATGTCCTTGTGATTTGAGATAGCCTGCTGTCTTGTCCCAGTTCTCGCCCTTGGGATCAAATACGACACTACTCATGCCCACACTCATGAGGAGATTAGGAATCACAAAACAGAGTCCTTTACCCGAACGGTTCGGCCCCACAAGGAGCAACGGCGCGGTGCCTGTATCCCAGAGGGGGAAGAGTTGGCCCTTGTGCTCGAAGTTTCCAAGCAGGATACCTTTGTGTACTAAGAGTCCTATCAATCCGTGCTCGTGAGCCTGTGCTAACGTTCCCAGGTGTCCACTTCCTTTAATGTCCGATTGCTCTTCGTACTGCTTCGCTTTGGTAAATGCAGCGCCAAACACGACAAGCGCACCCACCGTGAGCCAGACGAAGAACGCTTTCAGCCCTGACCATAACGCCGCCGCGACAATGGGGTCTTGGTACGGTCGAATAGACCACAACACGAGACTCCAGGGCGGATAAATGTGGCCGAACCATGAGGGGCCTAGCACTGGCGCGTACCCCGTTTTCCCTGCGGCCACTTGTGTCCCAATCCAGCACGCGATCACTAGGGAAAAGATCCCGCCCACGATAACCTGCGGGTACAAGCCGGTGACACGGCTCAATCCTGGTTGGGGAAGTCGGTAAGGAAGACGGGGCATTAGCGACCTCGCTCCCTGCTCTGCTCGCGTTCCATTTCATCAATCGTTCGCACGAGCCGTGTTCGTTGTTGCTCTGGCGTGTTCTTCGTCAACTCCTCTTTAGACCGTTCACGTTCCTGCTCTCGCGCGTGTTCTTGCTCCAACTCCCGTTCTTGCTTCCGTTGTTCTCGATCGTTCGTTTCCGCCATGGTCATCTTTCCTTTCCATTGATAGGCCACTTCCCATACTTCATCGTGTTTCCAAGCAAGACGCCGCTCTTCTAAAATAAGCAATCGCCGCCGTTCAATATCGGTAAGATCGCGCTCCTGTACCTGCTGTCGATCATCGAGCTTCATGAGGATTGATCGGTCGTGCTCGCCAAAGAGCAGACGTTCCAATGCTCGCTCTCGCGCCTGCTCTAGCTCCGGTTCTAGCCTCCACCCTAACTCTCGCGTCAGCAGGTCCGAGGCGCGGGCAGCAATGCCCCGATAGAGATAATCTTGCGCAATGCGTAGCTCGTGCCCCTCGCGGTCCACGCCCCGCATGCAGACATGAACATGGTCATGCGCGGTGTTGTGATGGTCAATGGCAACCCACTCCAGCGGCTTCCCGAGATCCTTCTCAACGCTGCGCATCGTTGCCTGCGTAAACGTTTGCAGGTCTATCCGGTCCCCATGCTCTGGACTCAACATAATCCGAAAGAGGCATCGGTCACCTTCGCGTTGCCACCGGGCTACTGTGGTGGGAATGCGTACCGCATTTCCTTCCGCGTCAAAGCCTAATCCACGTCCGTCTTGCTGTGCTCCCTCACGTTGGAGATACGCGCCATGCTTATACCAAGATTTTCCTGTCCCGTTCATGGAGATAGGAGCCCGTGTAATAACCCGTTGGTTGCGCGGATTCGTGAAGTATTGTTTCCCGTACCCCAATGTAGCCCTGTACTTTCCCCCACCATTGCGCCGCGCTTCTTTCTGTCCATACCTCAGTCGATGTACGCCCCGCCTAGCATGGATACGAGGGGCACGGTCAGGCTGAACGCCAAAGGTCCAGTTATCTCGCTGTGCTGGAGGGTTCGGCATTACCATGTCCAGGCCGGCTTCATCGTTTCCACAATGCTGTCCTGAGAAAGTAGGCCCCAGTACCGAGAATCGAAGCTGCGTTCGTTGTACGGCGCGAGACAGAAAACTAGCCCACGCGGCACTGTGATTACACCGAGGAACCGAGCAGGGTAGGGCCGCCCCTTTGAGTCTTGTTCAAAAACCTTCGTGTTGGAAACAGATTCCCCATTGATGCTTACTCCTTCTGGAGCCTCGACCACGAC